GGATGAGATTATTCCCAAGTATGCAGGTATAAGCGCCGAGAACGGGAGGCTCCGCGACCGTTGTGAACGGCTGAAGGCTGCGATTCGTGTTCAGTATAGGCGGGCCTATGAGAGTCGATGGCACAGGCGATATCAGAGCCTCCACTCCGAGAACGAGAGGCTGCGGAAGGTGGTGTGCGGAATCGCAACTCATAGGCGCGACTGCCACGCCTATGACGAGGACATGGGCCGCGAGCCGAGGACGTTCCTTGACGAGGAGGAGTGGGATCGCGTTGAGGCCGCAGCGTCGGCGGCTCTCAGAGATCCTGATGAGGACGGAGACTTCGTCGCCATGCACCCACTGGAGGCTGACCATGAGTGACAGCCACATTGGCAAGCTGATCGCGTCGGTTGGGTGCGAGTGCGAGCACGCGCCTGACACGCTCGAGGAGCATACCTGCCTAGCTGGTCGCGCCGAGCAGGAGTTGGTAAGGCTGCGGAAGGTGGTGCGTGGGATTGCAACTGCCAACCAGCGAGAGTGGGTAGAGGAACTGCGAGACGCTCAGGCGTTCAAGGAATGGGCGCAGAGCATCTGTCGCCACGCCCTCGCCGCGCTGGAGGTGGAGCCGAAGCGGTGTACCTGTGCTGAGAGGCTGCGAGAGGCAGCGCTCGACGGTATGCACAACCCCGAGGGAGCGGCAGAGCGGCTCGAGGCCGGTTACCACTTCGAGGGCTGTCCGGCGTTGGAGGTGACACCGTGAGGTACGAGCCTGATGTTCCGCTGACCTTGTCGTGGTGCTCTCCGTTGGGCGAGGAGCCGCGAGCCGCGCTGTACTTCTGTCGGTCCCACGTCGTACTGTCCCGCGACCAGGCCGCAGACCTCGTCATGCAGCTAGTCAGATTTCTGCACAACACTGGACCGAAACAACCGTCGGTGCAGTTCCTGGAGGTGGAGCCGTGATGAGTGACTGCCAGCACCGCCCGGACCCGCTGTCAGACGGGACCGGAGCGAACTACACGGCGTGGTACCAGGACGTGGAGAGGCGACGCGAACAGGGGCGCACCGCCAGTCGATGGTGCCCCCACTGCAAGCGCTGGGTGTGGGCTGACCTGTGGAATCTGGAGGTGGACGATGGGAAGTGACCGCTGCCTGTCCCTGAGCGACCACGAAGCTCGCGCCGCGCTGGCGGGGGCGACGAGGTTGGTGAAGCCGTTCTCACTTCAGCCCACGCCGCCAACATGCCTCGCTGTGGTCGAGAGCGTCGTCATGCCAGGCCCTGGGTACGCAGTGATCCGGTGGCGCACAGAGACTCGCTACGGACCCTGTATCGACGTGACGCGCCATCAAGCCCCTTGCGTCCCCGGTGACGTGGCTGTCCTGCGGGAGAAGTTCAGCTACCTCGAGCGCGACGGGACAAATGAAGTCACGGGCCGTCTACTCGGCCTGCCGAACGTCTGGTACTGGGCTGACGGTGACCCCCGGGGTGGAGACTGGACGAGGCCACTGTCACCCTCGGTCATGCCCGCCGCGCTGGCCCGACACCGTCGGAAGGTGACCAGCGTCGAAGCGATGTTCGTGCCGAAGATCAGCGAGGAGACGTGGAGGTTGGCGGGGTTCGTGGGGGCGTGGCCGAAGGTCGTATGGACCTACCGCTACAAGCACGACCACCCCTGGGAGACGGCGTGGGCGTGGGTCATTGGATGGGAGGGGTGAGATGATTGAGGAGCGATGTCCACTGTGCGGAGGAACCGGACGGGAGTCCGTGGACGAGCGGCAGATCACAGCAAGGTACGCCGAGGTCGCAGCCAACGCGGTCAAGCAGGTGGAGGCGCTCCGCGCCCGCGTCAAGAAGCTGGAAGCAGCACTCGGCTTCTACGCTTCTGCGAACCACTGGAAACGCGTCTACACCGACGACAAGGGGGCGTGGCGCAAGGGAGTTGCCGACGACTGCGGAGTGTACGCCAGGGCGGCGCTCGGGATGGGGGAGTGAGATGCCAGAGCCGATAGGCGCGGGAATGACGTACTGGTGTCCGATGTGCATCGCACGAAGTCAGGAGATTGCCGACCTCCGCACCCTCCTCCGTGAGGTGCTCGCCGCCGAGCGCGAGATGGCCGACAATGGCGTTCCCTACGCGACGGTGATCAGCCGCGAGTGGATCGAGCGGGCGCGGAAGGCGCTCGGGGAGGAGCGATGAGCTGTACAACCTGCGGGTATCGAGGCGGCCAGGACCATGACGACCCCATCGACTGCGTTGACTTCCTCCGCAACCGCATCGCGGAGTTGGAGGCCCTGCTCCAAGAGGCCATCGTGAGCGCCCTCTCGCCGGCGAGCGAGGTGGTCAACCTCGTCGTCCCGCTCGGCTGGCGAGATCGGGTCCGGGCAGTGCTGTGTGAGGAGCCACCAGCATGACGAAGCACACGACTACGGCGGCGGTAATGGGGGCAGTGCTCGCTGCGTTTGCAGACCTCGCGCAAGCGATGAAGGACTTTGAAGCCGTGACCCTGCCGGCGCTCCGCAGGGCCGCAACTCGCATGGGCTGGGTGGACCAGCGGGCCATCCCGTCTCGTCGTGGCGTGGGCCGCCAGGCCCCGTCTTCCCCGCTGAACGGATGGAGGAAAGCGTGCACAAAGAAACGGTGAGCGTCGAGGTGGAGTGGACACACGCGGGCCAGAAGAAGCGGTACGGCGATTCGTATTACGAGGGAACGCTGATCTTCCCCCACCAGGTCACTGAGAACCGTGCGCGGTGCTTCCTCCGCTACCTCAAGTCGGTGGTGGAGCCGACGCCAAAGGAGTGGCCGAGCCCGGTCATCGAGCGCCTCTCCCCAGTTGACCCGGATCCGCAGTACGGGTGGGCCTCGCGATGGACGTTCGTCGTCCGCGAGCTCTACGCGGACTAAGCGGCGAAGGGCGGCGAGCATGGCCGCGTCGATGTGCCGCTGCGGCGCCATGGTCGAATGGGTGACGATGGCGAGCGGAAAGCGAATGCCATGTGAGATTAGAGGGGAGGTGGAGATCCCGGTCGATGGCGCAGTGGTGGTCTGTGGACCCGACAACAGAAACGGCGTCGTAGTCCGCGGCCGCCTACTGGTGCGGGTCTCCCACTGGGCGACTTGCCCGCTGCGCGACCAGCTCAAACGCGACACATCACCGTTGCCACGCCGCCGCCCCTAGGACGGCGGTTACAGGAAATGGGAAAGGAGATGGATGAATGCACTCTCCGCAGCGTCTCAGGGGCAGCAGCGGCACAAACGCGAACACGTGTCGCGTCTGTGGGTGTGAGTGGATTCGCCGGCCCGGCAAGCGCGAAGGACGACCGCCGGCGTTCTGCCCCAGGTGCCGCGACTTTCGGCGCTACCTCGGGCAGTTGGAGCGGCTCGTTCTTGAGCGACCGTGGGTCGGAGATCCGGAGCAGGAGCGGCTCGCGCTCAGGCGTCGCCTCAACGCGGTGCGTAACAGGGTCAGCTCCGGGTGGACCCGTGACGTGCTCGGGCGCTACGTGAGACCGCAGCCGGTGAACGACGATGACGACTGAGGAGGTCGAGTACGTCGTGCTGCTTACCACCAAGGCCGGCAGCGTCAAAGTCATCGCTCGCGGGATGACGTTCCTGCAAGCCAAGGAAGCGGCGACCGAGTACGTCAACACCCAAGTCACCGAGGAGTCGGTGATGGAGATCGCGCGGGTCGTCTACAGGATTCGCGTCCGACTCGAGCGCATCCTGACCCCGGAGTGAGCCGCGCCCACAGACACCGAGGCCCCGGCGGGCTGTCCTGCCGGGGCCTTTTCTGTTTCCGCCGGACGCTATGCCGGCGTGATCACGGCAACTCCCTCGCCGGTCATCCTCCAGGTCAGCCCCCCGACCGGGGCGCTGCCGCCGGAGATACTCGAGGTCACGGCGACCTTGACGGTTCCAAGGGATGACACGTCCAGCGCAACGGTGAGGGTGCCGCTGTCGGGGTCGGCTGGAGCGGGGGTTCCGAGCTGATACACGGTAATGGCTGGGGCCGCACCCTTGCGCGCAATCTGCCAAATCCAGCGACTCGTGAGCGCTTGCGCCTTGTTGTCGGTCGCGTCGGTGACGCCAACCTCGATGTGGACCTCGCCGCCATCGTGCTGCTGTCCTGACGGAATCGCCCAGTCGGCAATCGTAAACGCCGTCCCGGTGAGGTTGAACCCGCTCTTGGTGCCGGTGGCTCGGTACTCGAGGTAGTTGCCGGCGGCCTGCTTCTCGGTGTCGAGTTCCTCGAGAGCGGCCTGGACGTTGGTCGCGGCGATGTTGCCGGCGGGCGCGAAGGTCACGTTGGTGGCCGCCGTTTGGGAGCTGCCGCCAGCAGGCAGGCTTGCGGCGTTGCGGTAGTCGGTGACCTCCTCGAGCGAGGTCGCCCCCCAGATGCAGCGGTAGAGGAGCTTCAGCTCAGGGGTGAGCCCGAGTGCCGCCAGGTCTGGCGGCGTGATCTCCCGAGCCTGCGCCGTCGTGGAGTGCGGAGCGGACCGCGCCTCGACGACCACGTACAGCGGGTAGGCGGTGTCGTTGGAGCCGTAGATCCAGGTGTTGATCCGCTGGCCGCCGGAGAGCGCGGTCTTCGCGTAGGTGTCGGTGTCGATGTACTGGATCGCCGAGCCGCTCCACAGGTGCGCCCGAGTGCTGGCTTCCCAGGTGTAGGTGGAGGCGTCGGTCAGGTAGAAGATCCGGCAGTTGGTCTGTTGGGCGATCGTGAGCTGGATGTCCTCGTCCCAGAGCGTGCCGGCACTGAAGTCGATCGTCGAGTAGGAGCCGGTCGATGGAGCGGTGATCTCGAGGCCCGACTGGTAGCGGGTGCCGACGGTCATGTGCGCCCAGGCGTGCCACTGGAGGTCGCGCCGGTAGCCGTGCCGCTCATCGCCGATCGCCGCTCCCGAGCCGTTCCAAAACACCGTACAGATCGGGACGTGCTCGAGGAGGTCCCACGGCGTTTGCGACGCGACAGGCACGCCCGAGGCGTCCTCGAAGTAGACGTACCAGATTCCCTCTGACAGCTCGACAACCTCGTCGAAGTCGATCGTGGTCTCTGGGATCAACACTCGCGCGCCCTTGTACCAGTAAGCGAACCACACGCTCGGTGTTGCCTCGCCGATAGTGAGGATGTGCTCATCCTTGTCGAAGGCCAGCGTACTGTCGGTGCGGTTCTCGAAACCGTGGAGGTAGTCGGCGCCGAAATCAGTCACGCCGCCAGGCTTGAACTTCTCGTCGCCGGTATCCCACAGCAGGGCATCGCCGTCGCTCAGCCCCGCGGTAATGTCCACGTCCTCCTGCTGCTGAAGACGCCCGCCGATGAGGATGCTCTCCTCGGTCACGGTACCAGGCACCAACTCGGTGTAGAGACCGCCGCGGACCACGACGACGCGCCAGTCGTAGAGCTGCTCTCCGGTCGGCCCTGAGTTCTTGTCGTGCGGTAACGAAGGCCCGTCCGCGGTCGGGTGATCGCCCCAGGAGATCGACGACGCCGTCGGCCCCTTGGTGATGTGCGTCTGCCACCTACTGATCAGGCCAGTTTGCGCATTGCGAGTCCGGTACTGAAGTTCGTACCCATCGACGCGTTCATCGTCGAAAGCCGACCACTCCATGAGGAAGTAATACCGATGGTTGAGGTCCTCGTCCTGCGGCCACGGGAGCCCGCCGCAAACATAAAGGTCCTGCGGTAGGCTGTCCACGGCGATCTTGGGGCCGGTGTCGTTCTCGATAGTGGTGAGCGGCATTCGGAACAGCCGCCAGTGATCGCGCACGAGAACGGTTTTCGTCTTGAACTCCACCGCCGAGTTCCGCAGCTCGATCTCCTCGGATCCGCTCGCGACCTTCATCCAGACGAGCCCGTAGTAGTAGCCGGTGACGCGGTCCATCACCCAATCGGGAACGAAAGCGTCGAGGTTTTGCGCCTGGCCGCTCGACCCCGCCTCGATGGCGTCGGCGTTCGCGTCTCCGTCCGGCGCGGTCTCCACGTCCGTGTCAAACGTGACGGAGCCGTTGGTGTCCCACTGGTCGACCTTGTCGGAGTTGGTCGTCGAGTGGTCGTGGTTGCGGCGATAGGCCAGCGTGACGTTCGACGGCGCGGTAGGAGCCAGCGATCCCCGGAACGTCTGCGTCGGGTCCGGGGCGTCCACGGTCTGCCCGTTGAGCCCTCGAGCCACAAGCGTGATCGGGAAGGTCATGATGGGCACGAGGCTGGGGTCGGGGCCCTCCCCTCCGCCTCCGCTCCCCGGCCCTCCGCCTCCGCTGCCCGGGGCGATGAACAGGGCTGACACCTCGAGCGAGGTCTCCGGCCGCGGCACCTGGCCCACAACCTCCCACTGCGAGGGGTTCGCAAACCGCTTGCGGACCAGCCTGTACCCCTCGACCGTGGTGTCGGCGCCGGCGCCCTCGACCCACGTCCACCGCTCACGCAGGTCGATCCCCGGCGGGCGCTCCTCTGGATTCTCGCTCCAGGGCAGGACGAACAACCGCTTGAGCCGCACCGCCGTCGCGGTGGCCCCGCCATCCAGCGGTGGCACCTCGAGCACGATCCGGTGCTCGTCGTCCGCTTGGTAGACGTCGATGGCACCCACCCACGGGAGGAAGCGCCCCACGCTCGCGTTCGGATAGAGCTGGCGGCTCCCGCGATTCGTCCACGCCCCAGCCGTCGGCCGGCTCTGGTAGCGCACGAAGACGTTGTAGGGGTCGGTGACGTCACCAGCCTGGTGTAGGGCGATGCAGAGCGTGAGCAGAACTTGCGCGGCGGTGCCTGGGTCGATCACGGCGTAGAAGTCTCCGGGGGCGGCGCTGTCACAGGCGAGGGTCGAATAGTCTCCACCGCCGTTGTACGCAACGTCGTGGCCGCCATCGTCCACCCATCCCGAGGCAGTCAGGTCGTCGGCGTCCGGCAACAGGGTGTTGGCTTCCCACGGGCCGATCAGCAGCAGCGTCTGCGTGCAGGTGGCCGGGGGGACCGGAATCCCCGGCGGGTCAAGATCCCACAGCGGATCATCGTCTACCGCCACCACATCGCTGTCGGTGTCGTCGTCGTAGCGGAGCAGCTCCACGTACGCTTGGATCCCGTCTTCCCTCAGCTCCTCAACCCAGCAGGGAGTCTCGTCGAGCAGAAGCTGCGGCTCGGTCACGGGGATGATGTCGCCCTTCACGACGTCGGCCACCAGCGCCCGAGGGACGTAGCCCTTGGCCATGATGTTCTCGAGCACGTGGCAGTTGTAGCGCTTCGTGGCCATGCGCTTTGCGTGGCCCTGGGTGACGCAGCCGCTGAGCGTGATCTCCTCGGGCACCGCATCTTCAGCTGCGACGAAAGCGGCGTAGTCCGGTTGCGCTGAGCCGGGCGTCCCATCCGGCGTCTGGTACTTGACGATGACCTGGTTGGGGGCGTCTTTGACGAACCCGACTTTGGGGTCTTGGATCCAATCCCCGGCTCCGATCGCCACGTCGGCCCTGGGCACGACGCACTGCCGCGTGCGAAGGCGGTAGAGGTGCTCGAAGTACACGAGCTCTGAGTAGCCGCCGTGATTCAGGATCTCGGACGCTGCGAGGTAGGGGTCGCGCCTGCTGATCGCGCCGTGGAAGGCGTAGCGGGTGGATCCGTCGCCGGGGTCCTCATCGTAGTGGTCGGCTCCCGTGCGCCAGCTTCCGCCAACCCCTGCATCGACGCTGGCCGTCGGGATGGCCAGCCCCAGCTCTGCGTCGGTCAGGATGTTGTAGGCGTACAGCGCAGGGTTTCCGCCCCCGGCGTTCGTCGCGGCCGTGCGGAAGTCCGTGACGAGCCGGCCCTGTGTCATCTTCGCTTTCGCGGTTGGGATGTTGGGCAATGCGTAGCGGTAGCCCATGACGGCCAGAAACACTTCTCCGGTGTGGCGCGGCTTGCCGGCGAGAGCGGGGATGATCGTGCCCCAGGTAGCCCACGGGTTCTGCGCTGCCGTGCCCTTGAACACGGCCCAGTTGATGACCCAGTCCAGGTCGTCGGGATCTTGCCCGTCCAGCGTGACGTCTGAAAGGTCCGCGCCGATCTCGCCCCAGGCGAACGTGTAGCCGAGGATGATGTAGGGGTTGGCGGGATACCACATCGAGTGCAGGCCCGTCACCGGGAGACCCGCAGCGAGGTCGCAGTAGACCACGGGGATCACGTTGCGGAGGACCGTCGCCGAGACGGTGTAGTCAGCGGGGAGTGGAGCCGAGCGCTTCCGCTTCCACGCCCACGGAGGCGCGAGGAACTGCCAGTGCCGCGGCTCATCCGGATCGAGTGGCTCGCCGTCAGTTACCCCGGCGCTGACCGCAGTGCGAACGGGAACGGTGATGATCCTATGGCCTGGGGATCCGTACCTACCACCTACTCCTCGCGGCATCAGTCCAGCTCTCCCCACCACTCCTCAACGTCCAGCGGGAGTGTCAAGTTGCCGGCGCCATCTACGCGCTGCGATTCCTGTCGCGTCCGGTGGCACGGCAGGATGAGGCGCCCGGTGTAGCTGGCAAGTATTTCCTGGCCGGCCGCGGGCGCGACGGAATGGATCGTCACGCCCGGGCAGGCGGAGGGCAGAAACCACCAGTAGTCCTCGAGCGCCCCGAGCGACGCGCACCCCATCCAGAACACCTCGTTGTCCTCCCCGTCGAAGAAGACATCGAGCGCCGCTTTGGCCGCCGTGGCCGGGGCTGCGGCTCGCACGTAGACGCAGGTCCAACCCGAGCCGAGGGTGATCGCCGCACCGGCGCTCTGGCTGATGACGCCGTCCCCCGCGGTGTACCAGGTAATGCGCGCTTTCAGGGCCGCGAGAGTCGAACGGCAGAACGCCAGCCCCGTGTAGTAGCGACCGACCGTGATCCCAGTCACCTTCGGCAACCGCGCCCCGTAGCCTGTCAGCACCCCGCCTGGATCCATCTTCGCGGCGTAGGCGCCGAGCATCGCGTAGGTCGCATCGAGGGCCACCGTGCCCCCGACGACCGCGCTCCACCCGGTGACGGATGTGGGCAGCGCATCCTCATCGTCGAGCAGGTTTGCCCGCGCCTCCCAGGCGACTGTGGTCGGCACGTTGGCAACCGTCACCGTTGGCGCTGCAGCAGCATCGAGCCACGGGGCCACGAACGTCTTGCGCGTACCGTCGCCATCCCCGAGGTGCACGTCGCGGTGTAGCCGCGAGGTTGGCTCAGGGACCCACACGATGCCAATGCGTCCAAGTAGTCGTTGGAGGATGTCCTGGAGCAACGCGAGGTTTGCGTCTTGGCTGTCCAGCGCGAACGCAAGCTGGTACTGCTGCTTCGGCCGGTCCCAGTAGCCGTGACCGTAGTTGGTACCGCCCAGCGTCGTCGTGACCTCGTCTGCGTAAGGGTTGGCGCGATCGAAGTTGTCCACGGGGCGCACGGCCGCTGGCCACGAAAGATGTCTGGTCCCCATCTACGACTCCTGCATCCCGCCGGACTGCTGGTGACCACCGCCAGCGGGCGGGGGACCATCCACGACCGGAGCCGGCCCATCCCGCCACGCCCGGCGCCGACTGGTCCCGCCCCCACCAGAGTCATCGTCGCCGTCATCGTCGCGGCCGGGGTGGTAGGCCCCGCCATAGGGATCACCGCTGACCGTGGAGGCGCCGCCGCCGTACATTTGGATCACGGCTCCGGCGTCGAGCGCATCGTCGAACCCGCCGAAGTGGCTGTAGTTGGAGCCGGAGTCGCGGCCAATGCACGCCTCTCGCGTTCGCGGGCACGCCACCTCGATCCCGACGTACTGACACCACACGCCCTTGTACCGATGCTGGCAGTAGCGCTCCCCCTCCCGCAGCCACGCCCGGCGATGCAGGCCGCGACTCACACCAACGACCAGCGTCCAGCCGGCCAGGATTCCCGAGGCGTCGCAGACCGCGGCGACCAGGGGAACGTAGGCTTCCTGCCAGTCGTCCTCCCAGTGGCGCTTGACCAGCACCGTGTAGGTGAGCGTCAACGCGTAGGGATCCACCCCAGCCTTGAAGATGTTCGACACCGCCTTGTCGCGGTTGTCCACCACGAAGGTGCCGCCTGCTCGAGCGGGGTCGCCGGGAACGACGGCGTTGACGCTGAAGTTGCGGGGCAGGTAGGTGTAGCCGTCTACGATGAGGCGCCGGCGACCAGACCACGTCTTGCACCAGCGCGTAACCGGAGTCGTGTCCAGGCTCAGCAGCTCCGCCCGGGCCACGTTGGCGGCCTGGAGGTCCGAGAGGGTGGCAGCAGGAACTACACGCGGCATTGAAACCCCGTTTCAGAATACCCCACCAGCGCCCCTAGGATCGCTTGTGCCACTTGAGCGCGGCTGCCGACAGCTGCCAGTCTTCCGACGACGCCTGCCCGGCGCCACGCGCTGCCAGCACCGACCGTGGCGTCGAGCGCCTCAGCTTGCATAGACGACGCTCCGGATCAGGCGCACCAGCGGGGCGAGCGACGACGAGCCGGTGGTCAGAGCAGCGAGCGCCGCGATGGCCTCCCGCGCTGCTGCCGCTAGCTCGGCGATGCTCCCCGCGGCCTCGGCGGACTTGGCCGACAGGTCGGTGAGTGGATCTCCGAGTCCTTCCAGCAGCGCCGGAACGACATCGACGCCACTTTGGAAGTTGGTCAGAGAGGCATTGACCGCTTCCATGCGAGCGAGGTATTCCTCTTGTAGGAGTCGCGTCTCGTCTACCTGTTCCTCGATTGCCCCCTGTGCCGTCTCGTTGAGGCTCTCGAGCAGCGCGATCATGAACTCGCGGCCCGTCATGTCTGAGCCTGCCCCGATATCGAGCCCCATCTCAGCGAGCCAGTCCTGGTTGCCGAACACGGTCGCCAGGACATCCGGCAAGCGCCGGTCGAGATCGCCGCCCATGAGCTGGGTCAGCATCGAGATGTAGTTCTGAGCGTCTCCCGTGAGCTGCGACACCGCAGAGGCGTCGAGCCCGCCAGCCTGAAGCTGAGCGAAAATGTCGCCAATCTGCCCGCCGACGTAGGTCGCCTGCTGGTACTCGGTCATCCCGCCAAGCCGCAGGCCCTCTACCTGCTGACCGATAGACCGTGCGATCGCGTCTGACAGCTGCTCGAGCTGCGCCAGGTTCTGAACCATCGCTGACAGCGCCTGCTGCCCTCGCTCGTAGATCCCCAGCGCCGTGTCTGCCTGCTCGAGGAGCGTCAGCTGCCCGAACTGCGCCAGCTGGACGTCGATGTCCTGGAGCCCCGCAGAGAGGGTGCGGACGAATGCCTCCCGTGGCGTCTCCGTCGCGGACGCCATGACGGCGTCCCAGTCCATCGCCGCGATCAGCTCCGCTCCACCGACGACGGCGCGCAGGTAGGTCTCCATCCCCTCGAGTCGCTGCGTGCCGGAGATCTGCTCCAGCTCCGCGTACAGCCGCTGAAACGTCGCCGACGTGACACCGCGAGACGACAGGCCGGCCCAGAGCGCGTCGTGGAACGTGTCCTCAAACTCTGAAGGCAGGAACGACTCAGTGAGCCACTGCGCCAGCTCCTGCGCCGACATGCCGACCCACCCGGAGGAATCGAACTCCGGCATGGCGCCGACGAGGTCGAACAGCGCCGGGTCGTCGAGGATCGCGACGAGGTCGAAGTACCCGAGCTTCAGCTGCTGGTAGGCCGAGACCAGCTTCTGCTGGTACAGCCGGTGCTCCTCGGCGCCCATCCCCTGATGACCGCGCGAGGCCGACGAGGCGTAGTAGCCGCCGGCGTCGAAGCCGAGGGCGGCCTGCGTCTCCGGGGATTCCGTGCCGCTGGCCATGTAGGCGACGATGCCGCCGACGATCGCGCCGATGACCGCGCCAACCCCTGCGCCCAGGGGGTTCCCGCCGCTGACCATGAAGCCAATCTGAGCGCCAGCGGAGGCCCCGCCCATCAGTCCGCCGAGCGCTGCCATCGTCCGGTTAGCCTGCTGGGTGGCGGCGTAGACCATGCCGAGGCCGGAGGCGATGCCGCTCACGCGGTCGGCCATGGAGACGCCCTCGGCCTCACCCCCGAACAGCGCGCCGAGCCCCGACCAGTCCCCGGTGTCGAGTCCCGCGACGAACGCCTCGCCCATCGCGCTGGCGAGGTTCCCGCCCATGTCGGTGAACAGGTCTCCGAGGAAGTCGCCGAGGTCTTCGACTTGCCCGCCGAGCAGGTCGCGGATTCCGCCGCTGAACACCCCGAGGAGCTGGCCCTGCAGCTCGAGGAGAGCGCGCCCGGCCGTATCCGTCGCGGGCGGCAGCTTGTTCTTGAGCCAGGTCTCGAGGTCCATTCCCGAGTTAGCCGCCTCGATGAGGGCCTGGGCGAGACCACCGGGGCCGCCGAACGCGATTCCGAGCTCGCCGGCGATGAGGCGGGCGTCGTCCATCGAGAGCCGCATGTTGCTGGCCGACAGCCCCGCGCCGTTGAGCTTGCCGACGACCTCGTCGATGTTGTGCCCAGAAGCGACCAGCGCGCCGCCGAAGTCGCCGACCGTGATGCCGGCGTCCCCCCACGCCTTTTGCAGGTTCGCTCCGGATCGCGTCTGCTCATCCATGAGGCCCGTAAGCACGTCCGCGGCGCGCCCCGTCGCCACCTGCTGAGTGACAACCGACTCCAGCCCGCGCTGCAAAGCCGCCTGACCGGTCACCAGGTCTCCGGTGACGAGACCGAAGCTGGTGGCGGCCGCCCCGGCCGCGACGGTCGCGCGCATCCAGCCGGTGAAGTCGGAGATGATGTCCTTGGCCTTCTTGCTGGTCTCCCCCAACTCCTTCTTCAGCTTGGCGGTGTCGTCCTTGAGCCGCGCCAGCCCGAGCCGACTCTCTTCGGTCGGGTTCTTCTGCGCCTTGATCGCCGAGGTCAGCGTCTGCTCCTGCGTCTCCAAGTCCGCCAGCTCGGCGAGGAGTCGAATGCGCTCGTCGCCAGTCATGCCGTCTCGAGCCTCGGCGAGAGCCGCGGTCACCCTGTCCTGGGCCCCGGACAGCTCATCCATCAGCCGCGCAGACTCCTCGGACGCCCGGTTCATCGCCGCGGTCTGCTGCGCCTCTGCGGCCATCAGCTGGATGACGCGCTCCCGCTTGCCGTTGGTCTTTTCCAGCAGCTGCGTCATCTGCTGGTAAGCCGCGGCGTGGGGACCGAGCCCCTGAGCGGCCAGATCCATCGCGGTCTTGAGGTCGCCGTACTTGTCCCCGGTGCTGGCGATCACGAGTCCGTTGTGGTCGAGCACCGCCTGCCACAGGTCCAGGTCCTTGGCGAGCTCCTTCGTACTCGAGCCGGTCAAGGCGATCTCGTCGCGCATGTAGGCATAGGCCCACGCGCCTTCGCCGATCCCGCGCGCCGATAGGCGGAACGCCGTTTCGAGGTCGACCTGGGAGTCTGTCAGCTCCGAGTAGTTGGCGAGCATGGCGTCGATGTCTGCGCCGGACTCGCGCAGGATCGCATACCACCGCGTCTGCTCCGCGGTGGACTGTTCGAGCCCGCGGGCGTACTCACTCGTGAGCTGGTTCATGTTGTTGAGCCACGCCTCGATGCCCTTGCCGGCCACGTAGGCTGCAGCCAGGGCAACACCCCAGGCACCGAGGGCTACCGTCCCACCCTGTACCGCGATGGTCGTGGCAGCGTTGGCGGCAGCCAGGGCGCGCACACCGGCGATCACCCTGGGCAGGACGATGACAATGCCGGAAAGGGCCATGGTGTAGGCCCCGGCGTCGACGATGCTCTGGCGGGCCTCCGGGCTCATGGCCGCCATCGCCCGCGCCGCCTCGCTGATCTTCGCGACGTACGGCGTAAGTCCCTGCGCGATCGTGTCGCCGAACTCGCGCCGGACTCCGTTCAGCTCGACGACCATCGCATCCCAGCCGGCCTTGAACGTCGCCGACATGCGGACGAAGTTCCGCTCGGTCTTACCCTGGGAGTTCTCGATGTCATTCAGGACCTGGCGGTACTTCTCGCCGCCCTCTTCTGACGTGAGCTTCAGGGCGCCGTTGAGCGCCCGGATATTTGGGAACAGCAGCGCCGTCATCTCGGCGTTGTCCTGGGTCTTGGCCGCGGCGTCGGCCATCCAGGCTGCGAGGCCTTTCTCAGCCATGGCGGCGGCAGAGATGTCGACGCCAAGTTTCGCCATTCCTTCTCGAACCTGGTCTGTCGGCTTCAGGGCCACCATCAGGATGTTGCGGACTGAGGTCATCGCCTCCGATGCATCGAGCCCGTTAAGGGTGAGGGTTGCGATGACGGCTAGCAGCTCCTGATAGCTCACCCCGGCACTTGAGGCTACCGAGATACCCTGCCCGATGGAATTGGAAAGCTCGGAGAACGTCAGCTTCCCGAGGTCAACTGTCTTGACCATCGCATCCATGACGGCGGTGGAGTCCTCAGCTTCGAGGCCATAGGCGTTGAGAACAGAGGTCAATCCGCTGAGTGTAGGCACCAACTCGGCCAGGTTGCCCTTCGCGCCCTTGGCTGAGGTAACGAGCACCTCCATCGCAGCGGCCGGCTCGGTGATTCCCGAGCTGATCGTCATGTAAAGGCCGCGCATGAGGTCGGTCGAGGATCCAAGCGTTGGCGGCAGCTCGCCGATGGTGGAGACCCACCCCTGCATCGAGGCGTCGGACATCTCGGTGATGTTCTGGACGTTGACGACGGCCTGCTCGTACTCCGCGAACTTGGTGACGCTGAGGCCGGCGGCGGCGGAGAGCGAACCGAAGACGACGGTGGCTGCGGTCCCCATCTTCCGCAACCCGTCCTCGGCGCTCTGCCACGTCATGGCGGCAGTGCCGGTGGACTGATCCAACTGCCGGATGGATTCCTTCACCGCGTTGAGGTCGGTGATCGACTGCTGCACCCTAGCGAGGATCTCGAGGGTCAGCTCTGTCTTCTGGCCGGCCATCAGAATGACCTCGCTCCGCCGCGCCGCGGAAGTCTGCGGACGCGCTGACTACGCGCCGGCTGGGCGGAGGCGTTCGCTTCCTGCGTCTTCTTGCTGCGCTCGCCCTCGAGCGTCAGCTGCTCGTCAACGCAGCAACGGAGCGCCAGGTGGAGCGCGCCGGTCATGGCGATCCCGTGCCAGCCGAGTACCCTGCCCACTGCCTGCCAGTCCAGCGAGATGAGACCGAGACCAGCGCCGACGCGACAGTCGTCCACAAGGCGGTAGGCCCGCCACGCCAGGACGTTGCATCCGAGCGGGCGGGCCTGGTCTCGTCGTGGGTCAACATGGCGCTCCTCGATGTCTCGGGCCGCCTCGTCCAGTCCCTGCGCCCTCAGCTGGGCAGCGGCGTCTCGGGCACGCTGGGAAGCAGAGCGGTCGACTCCCCGGGAGCGGACGAGGGCTCGGAGTTTCCCTCAACGACCTCGCGAATGCCCATGCCGAGCATGAACGCCTTGGACTTGAGGTTGCCGAACTGACGCAGTAGGCCACAGGCCAGCCTGACCCGGTCGTCCTTCGACGTTCCCACCTCGTCGGGAGCTGGCGGCCGGTAGGTCCAGGTCGTCCCGTCGTCACGCTCGAACGGATCCCAGGCGTGCGCTTCGTCCAGCAGGCGCGCCGCAGCGTGCCGGTTCTGCGCGACCACGCGCTTGTTGAACTCGATCATCGCCTCCTTCGTCCGCGCGCCGCCGAGCTGAAGGTTGATGTCGGACGGAACGCCCGCCTCTTCCATCTCGATCATGAACAGGACGTCCCAGGCGCGCCGCAGGTAGAACGTCGCCTTGCGAGCCCCGTCCCGAGTCATCGGGATCTCGACCGGCAGCGGCTCATCCCGCCCGACCAGGGCCGGAACGCCCCAGTCGATGGCAGCAGCCGCGGCGTCGGCGGCTTTCTGGATGGCTTCGTCCCGCAACCTCTCCTGCTCCGCCTGGTCGGCCTGGATGTCATCCACCACGCGCTTCGCGGCTTCGCTCTCCAGCTTGCGCGCCTCGATGATCGCCAGCCCCATCTCGTCTTTTTCGAGTCCTTCCACGGATGCCTCCCTACGACTACGGAGCGTAAGCGACGACGCTGTTGTCCAGCCGGAAAGTGATGCAGTCGGCAGCGCCGGCAGCCTTCCAGTCGAACGAGAAATCAACGCCTTCCATCGCGATCTTCTCGGACGTCAGGTAGAGACGGGCGTCGGTCAGGGTCACCGTGAGGCGTCGCAGCGGCGGTCCCGCAGAAATGGTGTAGACCCACGACATCGTGACGGGGGTCTTCGCCTCGGCCGCGTCGATCATGTCGTCGATCGCGTCGTCGTTGGCAAAGCCGGCGAGACTGCCCGAACAGCTGGGCACGCCGCGGTTGACCGTGCTCCGCAGTCCGCCGACGCCGGCGGGATGACGCGCGGTCACACGGCGGTCGATGTTCCACTTGAAGCTGGTCAGGTAGCTGACGGGAGAGCCGGTGAGATTCCAGACCCCGATGCCGCAGTCGACCAGGACCTCGGAATCGTACTCGGTCGGAGCTGCCACGGCGTGCGCTGCCGCCCACCCGTCCAGCCGGTAGAACTCCCAGCCGATGTCGAGCATGATCGCGCCCTTGGCCTCGAGCGAGCCACCGAAGGACGCAACGCGTCCGCCCCACCAGAGGCGGCTGATGTTGGTCGGCCCGGTCTCGTTCGACTGCAACGCGATCTCGGCGGCGATCGGCATCCCGTTGGCATTGCCGAGCCCGAAGGTGTGGTTGTAGGGGTCCACGGCCCCAGCCGTGGTCGGGATCGCGACTGCGTGTCGCAGCCACCATCCGAACGAGTCGAGATTCGCAGCTGCCGTCACCTTCGCTGAGGGGTCGAAGAACCCATCGAGCGGCCCGGCGGGGATCTGCGTCCCCGTGATCTGCACGTGCTCCTCGGACGACATGCCGGGGTTGCCGTCCCACGAGTCGAACGGCAGACGGATGCCGGCCGGGGCCACCTCTTTCGTGAACAGATCCGTCTCCTGCTCGATCAGAACCAGGGCGAACTCGGAGCCGCTGTGCTCAGCCATGGGACACCTCCTCTACCGCGTCATCGTGGAACGTTCGCACCCTCCGGGAGCGGCCTTCGCGCCTCGCCTCAACGGCGTCGCCGCTCAGGGTCGCCGGGGCCTCGAGCTGCACCGCAATCTCGTCGGTGGACGTCGGGGAGAAGTCTTCCGGCAAGAGCTCGTAGCCCGGCAGGAATACTGCCTCCACGATTGGCTGCTTCGTCTCGGGGTCGCGAAGCTGCACCCCGTCGGCGTCGCGCTTCACCCGCTGCACCGTGAACTTCGGCACGTCCGCGTCCTTGATCTTGGTCGCCTGACCGAGCACGAAGCGGTAGCCGAACGCCCGCATCGCGCCCCCCTGGCCCGACTGACCCCCGATGTACCTCATGCAGCGCATCGTCAAACCCCCTTGTTCGTCACGTTATCGTTGACCGCAGGGTCAGCGGGGCGGCCACGTTTACGGCCCACGCCTGCAGCCGCTTGGCCTCGTCGTCTTCGATCGCCTCCCACGGCGGATCGTCCAGGTCGAATGGTCCGTCAAACCGGGCGAGCCTCAAGTCGAACAGCTCGTCGAGCACCAGGTCCATGATCTCGTAGAGGCCGGCCGTTTCACGATCGGATTCCGTGCGCCGAAGGTTGCGGTGCACCACCACGACACGGAAGCCCGCGATGCACCGGCGCGTGATGGGAGCCCGGCCCGCCGGCTGCGAGCCCGGGGCGAGGGCCAGGGTGGTGTGCTGCACGAGCAGGCTCGGCGGATGCCGCACCACGTGTTGCATGTCCGTGTGCGGATCCGTCGTCGGGTACACCTCCCCGTGCACCTCGGCGATGTTGGCCTTGAGCAGAGCGACCAGCTCGTCTTCGACGGGGCCGGGGTCGAATACCAGCGCCACGCTCACCCCCTCAGGCGCCGCTCGACGGCGACGCGAACGACCGATAGCACAGCCTCGCCCACCTGGCGGTTGACGCCGAGGAAGCGACGGCGCGGAATCACCTTGCGCGGCTTGTTGCTCTGGTGGTACACCCCGTACCTGACGACAGTTCCGACTTCGAGCCGCTCGCTGCCCGTGCGGCGCCACACGCTCTGCGGCCCGCCGCGCCCTAGAGATCGCCGTAGCAGTCCGGTGTCCATGAGGATCTGCGCGCCACGTCCGCGCTTGCGCCGGCGACGAATCGTCCCAGCCTTCAGCCGCGGCCAGGGCGCCCCGGTGACGGGATCCTGCGAGTCGCGAAACGCCTGCTGCGAGGAATCGAGGACCATCTCGCCAGCGATATCGAGGGCCTCGTTGATCACCAGGTAGTCGCTGACCTGCTGGAGCTCAGCGAGGGCTTTCCGGGCGTCGAGACGAAAGACGGCCATCAGGCCATCCCCATGGTGGCCCGCGAGAACTGACGCTCCTGCGTATCACTCATGACCACGCCAGTCGTCGCGGCTGGGGCCCCTACGTCGGCCTCCGCCAGCACCAGGGAGATTTTTCCGGCGGCTACCAGAGCCAGCCACACCCTCGTGGCCTTCGCCGCTTCCCACGCGTCCTCGGGGATCGACGAGGTGCGCTGATAGAGCCGCACGACCGTCAGGGTCGCAGCCGCTTCGACGACGGCCTCGGGCGGAGCTGTGAGCGGAACCGCGTACTGCGCTGCCAGGTAGGAGTCGACCTCAGATTCGGCAGCGTCGAGCTTGGCGTTGACGGCTGCGAGCTTCTCGGCGTCCGTCGAGAGGTCGCTGAGGATGGACGCCAGGACCGTAGCCGACAGGTGGTCCTTGAGGTCGTTGGTCGCCGGTGGAGCGTAGATGAGGTAGTTGCCCATGGGTCCCCGGTTCGATGCTACACCCTCCGGGGCCTGCGGTGTCAAGTCGGGGCGAAAAGGGTCGGCCCGGGGCGCGACCCCCGGGCCTTCAGGAGGAACGAATGCGAGGTCAGGATATCAGGGCGGGAGAGCGGGTGCAAGACCCGTCTTCTCGACGGCCACGAGCGCTTCGTCGCGGGCGCTGATGCCCGCCATGCAGCGTGCCAGGGCCATGCGTAGGGTCGTGACGATGACCTCCGAAGGCGCCTCACTGGGCAGCTCCGGGTACTTCACGGCCGAGACCTGCGGCGCCTTGCACTCGCCGTGTGCGATCACAGTCGTGGTCTCCGGGGGTGGGCACGGGCGCTGCGGTGGGCAAGTGGCACAGCCGGCGAGCAGCGAGATCACGAGCAGCAGCGCGACGAAAGCGAGCGCGATCAGCACGTCGCGCCGGTCGTCGGGGCTGATGGTGTCACGGCGCATCGGCCACCTCCCCTAGGAGCACGGCCCGGTACCAGTCGCCGGTCTCCAGAGCCGCGGCTTCGCAGCGGTCCCCCTCGGGCAACGCCTCGAGCCGGCGGTGCAGGTCGATCACCTGGCGCTCCGAGTCGAAGAGCTGCCGCTCACGCTCCAACTCGCGGGCGTGCATCGCTTCCTGCTCCATCACGAAGGCGTCGTCCTTCTGCTTCTCCCGCGCCACGAAGTCCTTGACCGAGGTCTCGCACGCCGCCCTTGCATCCCTCGCCCCGTCGCGTTCGGCTTGCGTGGTGGCGAGCTGCTCCTCGAGCTTCGCCTTCTCGACGACGAGCTGGAGCCGCTCTCCGTCCGCTTTTTTCGCTCGGGCTCTGGCATCCGCCGCGAACGCCACGGCGATGATCACGAGCAGGATCGGGATCCCCCACTTGAGTAGCCTCAGGTAGATCACTTTCCACCTCCATCTGTCTCGATCCGAGCGGCGGCCTGAGCCCCCTTCGCCAGTTCGACATCGCCAGCGCGCTTCTTCCCGGCGTAGCCCTTCGCCGCAATCGCCCCGTACCCGATGCCGAGCTGAATGAGCAGCTCCGGCCCTGAGCTAGGGTCCTTCAGGGCGACCAAGATCGCGACTGCGCCCAGCCCGATGACCATCGCGAGATCGACGAGGAACGTCCGCAGCCCACGGAGTGCATCGCTCACACCATCCTCCCCTCCAGCTTCCGCTGAACCCAGTTGTGAAACCGCTCCATGGCACGCAGCCGCTGCTCGGCGAGCCGCACCGCCACCCCCGGGATGACCGAGAACAGCAGCAGCCAGAACGCCGTGGCGGCACCGAGGCCGCCCGCGAATGCCCAGCTCATCGGGTCACTCCTCCTTCTTCTTCGGGGTGACCGGAGTCCCCTCGGGGATCTTGCCGGACCCGCCCGTGTGGGTGCCAGCCTCGAGATCGGAGAGCCACTGCATCGAGGCGGGGATGCCGACGAGACGCCGCTCGTGGGTGACGGGGTGCTCCTCCCACATGCGGGGCGCGCCCACGCCCTTCGTGGCGCTGTCGAGCAGGCACTCGCGGATGGCGCTCCCAGCCGGCGACACGGGCCACTGCCCGAACTTCGTCCCGATCACGAACGCGATGGTCCACGCCTTCGCCCGCTCCCCTGTCGAGACCGGCTCCTCCGGGTGCTGCGCCTGGTACAGGGCCACGTAGTGGTCGACCCCGGCCTGGAGCTTGTCGAGCTCCTCGGCCCCAAGGTCCTCCGCGAGCTGGTTGCAGAGGGTGGCGATCACCCCCCGGGGCAGGTCCACCGCCGGATGCTGTAGCGTCGGGGGTGGTGCGGCGGCGTCTTCCGCCCCCATCTCGGCCTCGACGCTCTCCACCTGCTCCTGCTGCCATCCGGCGATGCGGGCGTCAATCACCTCGGTTGCGATCTCCCTGATTCGTCGCTCCTGATCCGCTGTCAAATCATCTATCATCGTGTCCTCCCGTCGTTCGGTTGTGCCGCCGAGCAGACTCCGGCGGCGGGTTGCTGCACATTCCTCACAGAGCCGTCCCTCGAGCGCGGTCGCGCCACACTCCGGGCAGCTCCAGATACCAAACAGGCTGTTGCTCATCCCTCCCGCTCCACCGTCCCCGTGATCGGGGTCTTCCCTGGCCTCGAGGTCTGGAGATCGATGTTGATCAGCTCGCCATCCACCGTCGTGATCCCGAGCCACCACAGCCCCACATCGAGCCGCTCGAGGTGAACGTGCATGGCAGGCCCGGTCAACACCTCGTCGAGCTTCCCTTCGTCGTCGTTGCGGATCGTGATGCTCATGGTCTGCGCTCACGTACCGCCTGCGGCTCTCTCTCGGCTCTCCACCTCACGCAGACTGGCCCATCACACGGGGTATTCGCAGGGTCTTCGAGCGCAAACTCAGCATCGTCAGTTGCCGCACACTCCATGCACCACCCACACTGCGGACAGACGTGCTTCCGTTCGAAACAACAATGACACACGCGCCGCATTTGTGTCATCTCCATCCTCCTGTGTCGCCGGACTCAAACCCATCAGTAAAGATGAGCTGAACAGGCTGTTCCACTGTTAAGAGAAACCGCTCCCCGACTGAATAACGGGATAGGTACAGGTTGTCTCCCCACCACGTCCCCCCCTTGTTGCTCATCCAGTTGAAGCTGTTCCAGGGCTGGCTTGAGTCCCAGAAGCCGGAATTGACCTCAACCGGGTGCGCCGGGTCCGTGAGGTCGAACAGGTGCGTGCTGCCCGTACTCACCCCAGCCATCGTGGACACGTATGCGTAGGGCCAGCGGACCTCTGCGCTCATGCCTGCTGCTGTGATGGGCAGCGCGGTCGTGCTCAGTAGTACGGGGGCTGTCGGGTTGTAAATGTTCCACACCCTCATGCCGTCGTTGAAGGCGCTCACAGCCATGCGCTCAGGCCAAGCCACAGACAGCCCGCAGTCCCTGATGCACACGGCGTTGATTGCCCACGGGAAGGCAGTCAAGTGAGGGTCAGTGCCCTGCTGAGTGACCCTGTACGGGTGGACTCGCCTCAACCCGCTGTCGAGCAGGTAGACCCAGCCGGTAGTCGCCGACTCCGGCATCCAGAAGCCGCCGTCCACTGAGATTGGCGTGCCAGTAAAGTCTGCCACGCACTCTACGAGCCTCAGGTTCGCAGCCTCGATGCCCGTGATCTCTGCCACGCTCCAGCCCTGACACGCTGTCGGCACCCTGCTCACCACGTACTGCTTGCCACCGTACATCCAGGTCAGTCCACCGAGGGTGCCAGCATCCTGGTAGCGCCTCGAATCCCCGAAGAGGGGGCTGTTGCCGGTGCCAGCGTCCCACAGCACCGTGCCCTGCGTGTTGTAGCCAGCGATCCCGTAGCGACAGTCGTCGCACTGCGACCAGCCCATCAGGATGTAGTCCTGGTCTGACGGTGGGGGGACATCGAAGTGTGACTGCGAGTAAGGTCCCAGGCTACCGTCGCCGTAGATGGTGCGCCGCCGCAGCTCGTTACCGTCTGAGTAGATCAGGTACGGCTGGCCCCGCCACGTCAGAATCGAGGCCCCCATCGCTCGCGGGTTGTTTGGGTCTGCCGCCTGGTTGTCCGAAGTGTCGTGCCACAGAGGCGGCACGTACTCGAGATGCGTCTCACAGTGGGCGGTGAGCGCCAGCCCCAACCCAACGACGATGCCGAAGAGCACCGCAGGCCAGTCGATCTTCCGGGTCATCGCAGCCGCCACAGCCGTGCCGGGCGACCCGGCTCCCCGGTCTCCTCGAGGTCTGTCGTCGGCTCGACGAAGCCGGCTGCCTGGACGCGCTGGAGGATGCGCCGCGCCCGCTGCGTCGAGCGCCCAAGCTCTATCCCGAGCGCCCGAGCAGTCAATGTCCCCGCGATCCCGAGCCGCTTGATAGCGGCCATCTCGTGTACCTTCCACCAGGCTCGCTTAGCGCACTCCTCGATCTCCTCCACAGTCATCCCCTCTACTTCGCGCATGTCCACCTCCCGCACCTAATGATAGTATCTCGGTGTCATGACGTCAAGGGCAAAAGTGCCCCGGGTGGTGAGCCCGGGGCTAAGGGAGGGGAGGTGTGTCGTCGTCCGAGATCAGTGTATCACGAGATTCCCAGCAGCGGCGCTGGGTCATACCACCGTCGGCCCTTGTGCTCGGCTGTCGCGACGTCGGCCCACTCAGTCGCCGGATCGTCGAGCCGCCGCCACACCTGGAGGTGGAGGTGCGCATCCATCTCCATGCCGGGGTACTTCGATGACACGTCGAGCAGCTCGCCGATCCATTCCCCCACTTCAACGTGTCGAGCCGTCGGCGCGATCGGCCGCAGGTAGAGCAGCTCTACGTGCCAGCCGCCGGCGTAGAGCTCGATGAGCCGATAGTGCGAGTCCCTCGGGTAGCACCACCCGTGCCGGACGACCAGACCGGCGAGAGGAGCGACCACGTGAGCGCCGGGCGTGCCGCCGAGGTCCAGCCCGTAGTGCCACTTTACGCTGCCGTCCGCATTGCGGCGGACGGGGCCGAAGAGCCCAGAGCCACCACCACCACCACGGACGCGCAGCGGCTCGAGCGGGGAGCTGAGTAGCGGGGTCATGGTACCACCACCGGAGTAGAGCGCGGGATCACGCGCCCGCGCACGCCATCCTCGACGAGGTTGGCAGACCGCTGAGGCCCGAGCAGAGCCCCCAGGGCCATGCCGACGATGATCGCACCCGCGAACAGGATCGCCAGCAGCCAGAGCGGAGGCAGGCGCGGCCTTGCATCCACTGATGTCTGCGGCCCGCTCCCCTCTCGCTTGAGGGCCAGGACGTGTTCGAGGATCTGACCGTTTGTCCGCTCGATCCCCTGGAGGTGCCCCTCGACGAGCGCGACCTGTGACGTCGCGGCCTCGCGCGCGTCCTGGACCGCCTCGCCAGCTGCCGAGAACCCTCGCTCCAACATGTGCTCGAGCTGCGCTACCTGTGCCATCAGCTCTCCTTGCACCTGGACGATCTGCTCGTGCGCGGCGCAGACAACGAGGCCGGTCGGTTGTCTCGGTACTGCCATCTGCCCTCCACTCGACACCTCACATCGCTTCGTACCGCTCCCTGATCCACCCGGAGACGGTCACACCCTCCACGGTGTAGAGCCGATGATCCCGGTACACGTCGTTACCCAGGTAGGCGCGCATCACACTGTGGATCTCCTCAGCCATGAGCGCCGGAGCGCATCCGACAGACAGCGTCCAGATGCCCGAGGACACCCCGTAGGCCGTCCAGCGTCCGTCGCTCATCTGCCCCGGCTCGAGGCGAGTCGTGTGCCAGCGCGGCAATCCCAGCGATACGGGCCTCCCGCGCTCCCGACAGGCGTCGGCGTAGTTGTCGCGGACCACGGGCCACGTTTCGCGGTAGACCTCGGCGAGGAGGTCCGCCATCCCCTCCGCGGTCGCCCGTGGGATCGACGGGTGGCAGTGCAGGCCAGCGATGCCTGGGCGCTTGATCAGATAGCGCCCGTCGGTGTCGGTGGCCTTGCGCCGTCGGAAAGTGAGCAGCGCCACCACCGCGAGCGCAGCGAGGATCAGGATCGTAATCAGCCCTGTGCTCATGGTGTTACTCCGGAATCCCGCCGAGGTCCTCGGCGATCGGGCGCAGCACGGCGTTCGACAGCAGCCGCGTGAGCGCCAGCAGGTAACGCCGGAGCTTCGCCTGCTCCCGCTGCGCCGCCGTGCGCCCGGTCGCTGGCATAGCGGCGATGTCCGCCCGCGCCGTCGCCGCCATCGTCCTCAGGAGCGCCACGTCATCATGCAGTTGCTGGCGGCGCGTGCTCACGTCCGGGGCCGCAGCCGCGACCACCCCACCGCTCGTCTCCGCGAGCAGCACCAGGATCTCCTCCTGTACCGGCGGGTCGGCGGCGAGCGCGGCGACCAGCTCGCCCGCCACATCCCGCCCCGGCGGCACCACCACCGGCGCGAGCGTCCCCGCGTCCCAGCGCCAGCCGCCGCCGCGGAACTCCTCCCATGACGGCGAGGCGAACGTCACCACGGACAGGCCCGGTTGCAGCGTCGGGGGCTCCACCGAGCCCAGGCTGACCGCCCCCCCGGTGGCTGTGGTGTAGACGACGACGAGAGCGGACATGCGGCCTCCTAAAGCTTTGGAACGCCGTGCAGGATGATGCTCGGGATGTAAGTGGCCATCTGCACCGACGCGCGCGCCGACAGTCTCACCCCGGCTGGAAGATCGATCGGAATCATTGCACCCTGGTAGGAAAAGACTTCGGAAGACGTAACATACCAGTACAGGTTCTCGGCGATCACAACCTCTGCGCCAGCGGCACCCACTGCCACGTCCACCAGCCCGTAGCGGTTCGCGGTGTTGCCGTAGTCACCACATCCCACCACGGGGACCAGCCCACCCAATGGCTGCGTCGTTGCCGGGACTACTTGCGTCCACGCGCCCTTCGCGGTGGCTGCCCCTGGTGTCAGCAGCGTGCCAGTGGAGTCCGCCCGGTTCGCGCCGTAGGTCACCGAAAACTTCGGGACCATGACGCCCTCGCGGGGGACATACGGACACAATCGGATAGAGGCTACACAAGCCGTCGCCGTCAGCACGCTCTGTACGCGGATCGCGATCCGAGTTCCGCGTGCAATGAACACCGGTACGGTAATCGTGTTCACGCCTCCGCTGCCTTGCATTTGACCGATGTCGATGGACGACACAATCGCTACCTCAGCTCCAGCCCCCCCAACACCAAAATCCAGCAGGGCGCGTCCGCTCGATCCAACGAGATACGCTCCAGGTGCCCTTACATCGATCGCGGCGATGTCGTACGCCGCCGCTGCTACCACCTCGCTCCACGCTCCCATGACGTGCGCGGTGCCGCCAGTCGTCACCGTCGTCTGGATCGGCAGCACCGTAGAGGGGCTGTACGACGACCGCACCTCTGTGGTCGCTGGCAGGTACGGACGCCTCACGTACTCGGACAGTGGTCGCCCGATGGGTGGTGCCGAACGCATCACGACTCCGTCACCCGCAGCACGCTGCCGTAGACCTGCACGTCGTTGGCCTCGTCGGCGAACGCTTTCACCACCAGGGTGTTCCGCAGCGGCAGATCCGTGCACACCAGCACCGGCCCCACCTTGCAGGGCACGGGGAGGACGATGAGGTTGTCAGGGTCGGTGACGCCGCCGAACTCGACCGTCAGCGTCCGCGTCTCCCCGTCCCCGTCGTTGTTGACCGCCCACAGGGTGACCAGGTCGTAGCTCGTGACCCCGGCGATCGCCGTGTGGACAGTGACGGTCGAGCCCGTGCCCGTGCCCGTGACCTTGATCCCGAGTCCGTTGGTGGACCCGGAGAGGATGATCCGCGAGATCGTCTGTGCCATCTACCACCCCCCTACGTAGGCCAGCAGGCCGAACGCCAGCGCCCCGGACTGCGGATCAGCGGAGCCACCCGCGGCATCCTGAAACGCCGTCCCGCCGGCCCCGTCAGCCGTCGCCACCTGCCCTACCGTCGCCGCACCGGAGCTGAGATCGCCGATGACGTGCCCGTGGCTCGCTGGAGCCGCCCCGATGTCCGCAGCTGCGATAGGGTCGCCCCCCAGCGTGGCGTGCGAGGCCGCGTGCGCCGTTGGCGTGCGGGCGTCCGACAGCCTCGCATCGTCGCCGGCAGCGACCGTGCCGGCAGTCGTGCCCACGTCCAGCACTGCCGCCCCGCCCAGGTCCGTCACGTCCGCCGCTACGTGCGCGTGGGAAGCTGCCGCCGCCCCCACATCCGCCGCACTCGGCATCCCGTGGACGTGGTCGGCGCGGCTGGCCTCGTCGCTCGTCCCAGCGGAAGGCGTGCCCAAGGGCTGCGGGTCGGCGTCGGACAGCTCCGCACCACCACCACTCCCACCCTCGACCATGAGGCTCCAGTAGGTCGGAGAGGAGTCCGGCGTGTGCCCGGTGTTCGCGTTCACCAGCGAGATGTAGGAGTCCCCGCTGTACTGCACCGCATCCTGCACGTTGTAGGTTGCGCCCGCGGCGTAGGCCCCGCGCCAGGTAATGCCCAGCGCGTCCCCGATCATCACGTTGCACCCGTCCGGGGTGATGACCACCTCGAGCGGTTCGTCCTCAACGAACACGGAGAGTTCGTCGCTCATCGCACGGACTCCGAGGTCTCGAATGTGCCCTCAAGAATCGGCTTCGGCTCGCCGTCAGCGAACCGCACGTCGAGTAACCAGTGGCCCTTACACCTGGCCATCGCGCGGGTCGTGGTCTCGCTGAGCTTCGGCACGATACGGCCGCTCTCCGGGGTGATCGTGATGCCGCCGGTCGCGCTCGACAGCTCGAACAGCGGCGTTGCCGTCCAGTCGGTTCCGACGACCGCCTTCACGTAGGCAGAGCACCCCGTGAGGTCTTTGGGCAGGCCAGTGCTGCTGACGATGAGGGTGACGGGTGGATTCCACGTCCGGCCGCGGGCAATGTAGGTGTTGTAGACCCCTGGTTTCCGCCTGGCCATCATTAACCCCCCTTCAGGATAGCAGAACGCCGGCCCCGATGGTGTTCAGGGCCGGCGTGGTAGCTGCATGATCAGACGACTAGTTGTCGCCGAGGTTAATCCAGCTGATCCAGACGGTCCCGGAGACCGCCAAGGTGTCCCCAGAGCTGGTGTCGGCGTCGTCGGTCTCGTAATTCAGGAAGACGTCGCACGCCGTGGTGTGCCCGTCGCACAGCGTCTGTTCGGTGACCGCGTTCTGGCAGTCGGTTGCCGCAACACCAGCGGCGGCCTGCGTGGTTGCGGTGGACAGCACCCAGTCGTCATTGGTCGTCGGATCATGCAGGGTAGCGGTCGCGTCCGCGACCGTCGACCCGAAGCTGATGTCTCCGTCCCAGGCGTCTGCGAGCCCTCCGGCTCCAGCTGTCGCCGTGAGGTCCGCTACGATTCCGAGGCGGTTGATCCGCCCAGCCGGGAAGTCGTAGAGCTTCACGCCTCCGTATCCGGCGGCCCCGGTCGGGTCAGTGATAGTGATGGCGACCGCGGTCAGCGTGCATTGCGTCTGGCAGATACCCCCGGCGCAGTAGTCGATGCAGACGTTACCGCTCGCGGCCTCGGCTCCGTAGTCGTCCCCGAGGGCTCGCGTTCCGGTGCCGGCGTAGTAGCCCAGCGAGACGCCGGTCCAGTCGTAGAGCTGCCGCGGGGTCGCCCCCACTGGTGCGCTGATGAGGTACGGCGCAGCCGCCGCGCATGTCAGTGATGCCGGGATCCTGAGTGCGCCTGCGCCGATCGCAAACTCGTCGGCGTCAGAGGGCTCGGCAGCCACAACCACCGGGTAGTAGTCGGACCCGCAGTAGATCACCACGGAGTCCCCGGCGGCCAGCTGGTTGATCGCGTCGCCAGTGCCGTTGTTGCACTCGCAGGCTAAGGTCGTCAGGTCGCAGGCCCAGCTCGTGCCCGTCAGTGACGTCCCGCCGAGGTACACCCCGGCCTTGATTCGCTCCAGCGGCCCCAGCTGGTCGGTCGCGTACTGGGCATCAGCAATCGCCGAGAAGGCGAGCGCCACGAGTAAGAGCGCGGCGATGGCAATGGTACGTCGCATGGGTGTCCTCACTTTCCGTGGCGCCGCCCACCATGCGGAGAGCGCGCCGTGGTCTTGCCGGCTCTTCCGCCGGACAGTTCATCGAGTCGGGGATTGTGCAGGCGCTCCGGCTGGAACTCCGGCTGAAGCTCTGGCGCGATGGGGGCGCCGTCGCCGAGGCTTGCCTGGGCTGAGCTCTTCTCGGCTTCCTCGCCGAGTGGCGGCGTCTGCGGCTCCGCGATCTGCTCCGGCGGCCCCGGGATGATCCGGTAGCCGTAACGCAGCAGGCGCTCAATCTCAGCCGTGTTGGTGATCTCGAACGGCGTCCCCGGCGGAAGCGGCCCGTACTTGGTGCGGTCGTGGATCAGCCACATGAGTCAGCTCCAATCGAACGCGGGGCGGGAAGCCGCAGCCCCCCGCCCCGCGCGCTGTTCACTCGTCACCCCCGTCCTACTGCACGATGTCGGAGATCAGGTAGCCGGCGTCTTCCCAGGCCACCCACTCCAGGCGCTGCTCGGTGTACCAGCCGTAGGACACGAAGTCGTTCTGCTTCCAGCTGCCGGCGACACCGAGGAGCGGGACGCCGTCCTGGACTGCGTACCGGCGGCCCAGGGTATAGCCCCAGGTCGGGGTCGGCCGGCGCGGCTGCGGGTTGGGATCGACGTATGCGAGGCGACAGAAGTCGCCCCAGCAGTCCACGAACGTGGTTCCGTTGTGGTAGGTGGACTCGCCGATCAGGAGCTGCTTGATGCTGGGCATCGTCTTCTGCAGGATGGCCAGCCCAGTTGCTACGTCGACCTCTCGCACCAGCATGTTCTGGCCGAGGCGGGCGATGACGTAGGTGTTGTTGATGAACGCCTGCCAGGCCTCCCAGCCAAACACGATTTGGTTGGGGCCAGTGCCGATCTTCGCCCGGATGGCCGAGTACCCAGGCATCAGGCCGTAGATGGCGTGGGTGATGGGGTCGATGTTGCTGGTTGTGCCGGTCATCTCGTTCCAGCCGCTGCCGCCGAGGACGGTCACGCTGTGCGTGGCAGCGTAGTTGGTGGCGTCCTGGACCTTGTCGGCGATGGTCTTCTCACGCTCGACCAGCACGCCGGTCTGGGCTGCGTTGACGGCCTCGCTCGCGACGTCCAATCCGATGGTGGCGCCGCGCTCCGCTTCCTGCGTGCCGTAGGCGGACTTCAGCCCGCGCAGAACCAGCAGCACGTCCTTGGTCGCGGCCCCCCACGATACGTCCCGGGGCTCGGACCGGATACCCATCTTCGTGTCGTGGATCTTGCGGGGCTCGATGTCTTGAGACCGATCGAGGACGGTCCCGCGGTCGCCCTCGATGGCGTGGAACGGCATCACGTCCGTGCCGATGGTCCCCGGCACGGCGAAGCCGATGGTGGGTGAGGTCAGGAAGGGGCTGATTCCACCGCTGAGTTCGGTGAGTCTGTCCATGGTATACCCCCTCCCCTACGCGAACGCCACGGCGGCGAGCGCCGGGTCGATGGCGATTCCGGTGTTGTTCGTGACGACCAGGAACAGCTGGTCACCAGCGACGAGCGCGTTGTTGCCCGCCCCCGCCTCGACCGTCAGGGCCCAGTCGGCCCATGCGACGTAGTCGACCGCGGTGAACGCCGTCTTGGTGTAGATCTTGGTCGCGGTGCCAGCCCGCACACGGTACAGGTCGGCGATCACGCCGGTCCCGCCCGCCACGATCGCGGCGGCGAACCGGACGGTCACGGAGGTGATGGTGGCCGCGACCTGCGCCGCGGACGACAGCGGGACATAGGCGGACTGACCGTCGGGGATCTGCCCGACAGCGCCCATGCCGGAGGGGAAGCCGAGGCTGACCGCGCCCACGCCGGGCGGGTAGATGTCGGCCAGGTAGGTGCCAGCGCCGCCCGCGGTCTCTGCCATGCGACCGAGCACGCGCTCGCCCGCCACGGCGGTGCGGAACTTGCCGGCGGTGGCCCCGATGGTGATCTCGGCCCCGATGGCGACAGCCGCCGAGGTCAGGACGTACACGCGACCCCACACGAGGTCGCAGCCGTAGCCGGAGTTCACGTCGAACTCCGCGACACCCGCAATCTGTTCGCCGGTGCTGGCTTTCGCACCGGAGTAGTCGACGCCCATGCCGCGAGTGATGTCCTCAGCCGCATCGGCAGGATTCCACCGCCCGAGTACGTTCTGGGTGGCCATCAGGACCTCCCCAGCCGGACGGCGGCCGATCGGCAGGCGAGCTTGAAGCCCTCGCTGCCGCGGTAGTCAGGGTTGTCGGAGGCCAGCTCGGCGTCGAGCGCGTCCTGCTCATCGCGCCGCACCATGGGGGCGACGTCACTCGCCCACGCGATACGCGAGCTGCCGTGGCCGGCTGCAGCCGAGGCGCTGCGCACCTGGCTGCCGACTGGCGGGGTGATGCGACCCGGCGCCGGGGCGACCGGAGCGGCCGGCCTGGCGGGCGGGAGCGACGCGAGAAACAGGTCCGCCTTCGTCTGGTCGCCGTCGATGACGGCCAGGACGCTGTCACGGCTGGAGGCCAGGATGCGCCCGTCGTTGATGGCGGAGTCGATGGCGGCGTGGATGGCGGCCTCGCGCTGAGCACGCTCGGTGCTCATCTGGAGGGCCTGCCGCGCGCCCTCCTCGTTCGCGAGGCGGGTCCGCAGGGCGGCGTTCTCAGCCGCGAGGCGATCCCGCTCGCTCGTGACGGTCTGACGCTCCGAAGCCAGCTCGCCAACCGCCGCCACGAGCTGGTTCGGATCGGTGATGGCCTTCCCCGTGAGCCCACTGAGGGCCTCGGAGTCGACCCCGTCGATCTTGCCCATGGTCTTACTCCTTGTCGTCGGCGCAGGGGGCTCGGTCGCCGCTCCCTGCTGGTGGTCGGGCGGCTGCGGCCGAGCTGCCAGCGTCACGGTCACGGGGTTGTCGGAGGCCGCCAGCGGCATGAGTCCGCCGTTAGCCGGATCGTTGCATAGGGCGCCGCCCTCGATGGACAGCACCTCGGACGTCTCGTCATCGACCGAGAACACGGGGCTGAAGTACCCGAACTCGCGATCGGCGATGAGCTGGGCAGCGCGGGCCGTCAGCTTGACGAGCCCGTACACGCCGGCCCCCCACTCCTCCGCCGCCTGCCGGGCTTCTGACCCCCACATGGCGGCAAGCGCATCGAGGACCGGAGAACTGCCGTTCTCGCCGGTTTCCAGGGCGGAAGGGTGAACCACCCAGAGGTCCCACAACCAACCGGAGGCAAGGCCGGAGAGGGGCTCAGACGAGGGCTTGTAGGTCGTGTGTCTGTAGTCGAACGAGATCTGGTGTTCGCGGGCCGCCCAGCGCTCGACGATCTCTCGCAGCGAGCGGTCGTTGACGACGTAGGCGTGCATCGCCCCGTACTGGTCCTGACCGCGCACCGTGCCGTAGGGCAGGAGTTGCAGAACCTTCTCCGGCAGGCTCTCCCATGGCGCGACCTCGATGGCTGCCTCGGACCCGACGCACATCCCGATCGACGCAACTGACGCAGCTGCGCTCACCTCGGCGTCGCCGTCGATGTCCTGCAGCAACCGCCCGGCCGCCTCGAACACGGCCCCGGCCGCCTGCTGAGAGGCGCGCTGCCGAATCGCGATCAGGGCCGAGCGGTAGACCTTCCCGCCCTTGCCGAACGGGTAGACGTAGGCGCCCTTCGTCGCCCGTTCGATGCCGGTCTTGATGCCCAGGTGCCACGACGCGTACGTCTTCCAGTCCGGCGCATCCGGGTCGCTGCCGAGCCACTCGTTCTCCTCTTCGGCGGTCAGCGACCACGGGGATGCCTTGTCGATCTCGCCGGCTGCAATCAGCTCGGCTGCGTGGGAGCGCCCGCTGTCATTCAGCCGCACGGCCATGGTCGATTTCCTCTCCCGCCACCGGAGGCGCGATCGTCTGCCACCGCAGGAGCGGCGGCGGCCCTTCGGTCGTCGCCCGCGCCAGACACACCAGCTGGTGCGGGACCAACACGATGCCGCGGTCCCACTCAGCCAACTCCATCACGTCGTTGAGCGTCGGCTGGCTGCGCAGGCCGCGGACCAGCAGGCGCGGAGTGTACGCCTCGCACATCCCCTGGACCAGCATCGGCCCGTCGCGGCGTGTCATCAGCACCCAGCAGCCTTGCCCGCAGGCTGGACACGCTTGCAGCCCCTTGATGGCTCGGGGTCGCTTGATCGTCGATCCGCGCTTGTGCTCGCCCATCATACCCCCACAGCTCTGCGGAGCAGCAACTCCCGGTTGTCCAGCGACGTCTGCCAGAGCTCGGCGCTGTTGCCATCCCACCCAGCCGGCGGCGCATCGCCGACCATCCCGCCCTGTGGCCCACCCTGCGGAGACCGCATCCGCGCCTGCTGCGCGGTCATTTGGCGCACAACGCTCCGGCAAGCGTGGTGATTTGGGGGCCACAACCGCATCGGGAACTTATTGCGGAACCACCACTTACCATCCAAGTTGCGGCACAGCTCAGTGGTCCGAGCGTCTCGCACGGCGTCATAGAACAGCACCGGAAAGCGCCGCGCCATCGCCGGGGTCATCATCTGAACGAAGCGACCCCTCGAGTACGCCCCGGATACCGCATTCCTGAACACCAGCTCGCTGTAGGCCCGCTCCCATGCGTGCCCCTCGGTGCGACACCAGCGGATGAAATCGCCCGCGCTCCAGCCCTCGCTGAGCGCCGTGACCAGCTGTGCGCGGATCCGAGCCAGCCCCGCGAGGTCTCGAATCCGCGCCATCGAGAATGCGATCCCGCGAAGCTCGGCTGTCAGCGCGTTGTACTGCTCGATGGTCAACAGCCCGCTTTCGACGAGGACCTGCCGCGCCTCGGCAGGGTCGATCGGCACGTCGGAGTAGGTGTACGCCGGCACGTCAGCCCCCGGCTGCGTCGTTCGCGACCGCAGCGCGCCCGTTCGCCTCGGCCGCGAGCAAGACGTGCTCGATCACCTCAGCCAGGTGCTCGTGCTCGAGCTGCGGGTACAGCCAGGTAAGCCGCTTCGCCAGCTGCTCCGGCCCGATCTTGGGATTCTTCTCCAGGATGCGCGCCACCTGCAGCGTCAGCGACTCGTCGCGCAGGTCCTCCCACTGGTCGTCGCTCAACGTCGCCAGGGCGTCCAGCGCCTCTTGCTCGCCCGGGGGCAAGACCGGCGCCGAGGCCGCCGCCGTGACGAGGCTGGCACCGGCCGCGGGAGGCCCGCTCGCGAGCAGCGGCTGCTGGGGCACCCACTGTGGAGGCACCTGCTTCCCGTGCAGCAGCTCGTCCTCACTGAGGTCGTGCGGCTTCGGGACCCGCAACGCGGTGTACAGCGGGCCGGCGGGCACCCGCATCCCAAGCTCGTTCACCACGGAGGCGAAGAAGCTCACTCGCGCCTTACGCTCCTCGATGTCGTCCACGACCAGGACAAAGTCCGGCACCGGCCAGTCTGGACCGAGCCCCACCTGGACCGTTGGCCAGACGACGTCACGGCGAAAGGCATTGCCGACCCCGCGGGCGTCCTCTTTTTGCTTCTCCAGCTTGACGTCCTTCGCGACGATGGCGGCAGACAACGTCCCGGTGGCGCCGGCGGTATCCGCCGTCAGCACCTGTCCGAGCATCCGGCGCGTCATGGCGTGCTCGGCCCACCGGATGATGTCGGGGTGAGGGGACCCGCTGGCGCCGGTCATCGACGCCAGGTTCACCAGCTCGAAGCCCTCGGGGATGATCGCCACCCCGGCCGACGCCATCGCCTTGAGCGCCTCGAACACCTCGGCGATGACGGGGTCATCCTCGTTCCGCGAGGTCTTCAGCATCCTCGGCGGCACCCCGAAGATGTCGGTGTAGGTTGCCCAGTCCGCCACGCCAAGGTTGCGCACCGACCAGGGCCACACGCAGCCGCGCATCGCTCCTCGCCGCGTGAAGTTGCGGGAGGACCCGACCGGCGCGTAGATCACGAACTTGTTCTCCGGCACGTCGTGCCAGTTGCCGCCGTCGTCCATGACCTGCAGCCCAAGCCCCGTCTTGCGGGTGTTCAGCAGAGCCGTGGCATAGGCCCCGCTCGTTGGCACCTCCCATGTCGGGTGCGTGGACCACGAGCCCCACCGCCAGCACTCGTCCGGCGTCGCCGAAATTGCCACCGGCAACGTCTGCCACCACTCCAGCTCCAGCCCGCAGAAGCCCAGGATGGGACCGTCCTGCATTAGCTCCAGACAGTCGGGGTAGCCCGCCATCTGGTCGAGCACGTCGCGCACGTAGTCGCAGGCGTAGTTCGCCCGCTTGTCCCCGTCCATGCCTCGCGGCGGGAATAGCATCGGCTCGGTTCGCATGATGGACTCGCGCCGCGTCTCCACGGCGTTCCCCAGCGCCCCGTCCATCTCGATCATCTTGCGGAACATCGAGAGCTGCGGCCAAAGCTCGCCGGCGTCCGCCCGGCGCAGGACGGACGTGATGTTCGCCGGAGTGTAGGTGGTGGTGTCCACCCAGGATTGGAACAGGCGGCCGAGCGTGTAGTGGACCTTGAGGTCGGCGGACTGCGGCGCCCCCTGTAAACGACCCTCTGCGTCCCGTGGCGCCTGGCTCACTTCCGCAGCGTCGAATGTGGGCGTTTCACGGCCCGGGGACGGCGCGTTTCGGCGGCGAGCCATGCCTCAACGCTACCCCTCGTGGTTCCCCTCTGTCAACTCCCCTCCAGAAGTAGAGGTTTGAGTCTCTTGTTATACTCTCTTAGTAGTACTCTCTTGATAGAGTCTAGAAGACTCCCCCTACCCCCTCATTAAGCCTTTCTCGACCACCCTGTAACTTAGCTCGTTCCCCTTTGTTTCTGGTAGTTTGGAAGCCTTACCGAAAGCCTTCCGTGGAAGCCTTTCCGGAAGGCTTTCGAAACCCGGTTAACACACGTTCTATGTATACCTTGCCGTGACGACCTTTACAAAACACAGAATCGCGGTTTCGGGGGGGTTGCGCAACTTAGCTGCGATACTTAGCGACCACCTACCTAATGCCATGGTACTGCGGTTGTTAGGTGCCTGGCGAAAGCCTTCCACTCCGTCGGATTTCAGCATGGCGTTTCCGGACGGTCGCTGGCTAAGTGTCGGCAACCATTGCACCTCCACCTTATACTTAGCGCAACGTCTGGAAGTGTCTGGCCGAGCAAGAGTTAAGAGCGCCGCGGAAGGCTTACTCGAAGCCTTTCGTGGAAGGCTTCCCAAACCGGGTTAAGGCGTGTAGTTGCAGGGATCTGCGGAGCGCATTTATAATATAGCACCACCTCACTTACGTGCGGCGAGCAGGACGTCAACTTACGCGCGGTGGCTCTGGGAAGACCCCGCCGGGCGAGGATGCGGACCAGCTGGCGGAGCGTATCGGGTCGCCGGCCCGGCCGCCGGCGTATATAGCCGCCCCCTAGGATAGCCCGCCCCGAGCGCTGGTGACCCTGTGCCTTCGTTTCGCACCCAGGGGGCGGGGTCACGTCCCGACCGCCCCGCGCGATCCTAGGGCGAATTTCGAGGCATTTCCGATTAGCGTTCAGGCGGTGAGCCCGAGCGGCCCGCCGCGGTCACACCATGGAGTTCCGCGGGATCGCGCGCTGACCCAAGACGACAGCTCCATGTCCCGCCATCGGCACCGTCTCGACGAGGTCGTACGCGGCAGCGAGTGCGTCCACCTGGTCGTCCTGTTCGCCCAGGCCAGTGAAGTCAGCGAGCTCGGACAGGAACGCCTCGAGCCACGGCGCATCTTGCGGGACGAGCACCCGGCCCCGGTTCCAGGCTGCGGAAACCGGGAGGGCGCGGACCAACTTGTCGGTCGTCGCTGGCATGTAGTCGAGGCGCAGCTGCGGCGGCGGGGGTCCGCCGTTCGTCGGCAGCTTGGCGAGTGCGTTCAGCAGGCCAGCCACGCCCTTTTCAGCCCCGGCGCCGTACCACCGCATCTTCGCGGTCGGGTACTGGAGGCGGGCGAGGCGCAGCACCGGGGCGAAGTCCTCGGCCTTCTTCTGTTCCCGCCAGACCTGCAGGACGTAGGCGGTCCCTTCCCGGTCCATCGCGACGGCTACGATCACGCTCCAGTCAGCCCGCGTGGTGGTGCTGTAGGCCAGGTCAACCCCGAGGCTGAAGCGCAGGCCCGCTCGCTCTGGTAGCGCGTCGTAGGTGGCGACGCCGTCGAAGACGGATCCGCCGCGCCGGCGGGGGACGCCCTGGTAGAGGCTGACCCAGGAGAACCCGTTCTCCCCACCCAGCGCGTCCTGCTGTTTCGAGAGGAAGTCGAGGGGGCGGCCTTCTGGCCACAGCGGCTCGCCCACCTGCCGCCCCAGCGGGTCGCCGGGCAGAGCCAGCGCAGCGAGGTTGACGTGGTGCCAGCCCGAGCGGACCATCTCGCCGGCGAGGTCCAGCACGTGCCACCTGGTCATGTTGATCCCGACCGTCGCGGACGGGTGCCGCCGGGTCAGCACGACCTCGCGGAGCCAGTTGACGGTCGAGGAGCGCACCGCGGGGCTCTCCGCCTCCGTGCGGTTCTTGATCGGGTCATCGACCATGATCAGGCCGTCAGCCGGGGAGCCGACGAGCAGCCCGTCGCGGCCGACGAACTGGACGCTACCGCCGCCGGCGTGGGACAGCCTGGTGCGCCGCCCCCGGGGCTCGAGTCCGTACTCCCGGGCGATAGCGCGGTAGTGGTCGGAGACGTCGCAGGCCCGCTCCGCAGAGTACGTCGCGTAGACGTGGCGGCGGGCCGGCGCTTGCTTCGCCAGCCAGGCGAAGCCGTGAGCGATGAGCTCGGTCTTCCCATGCTGCGGCGGGGTGTTGGAGACGAACTCGAGCGGCTCGGTCAGCGACCGTTGGATGAGGTCCGCGATGGGCGCAAGGTGGTGCGGCGCGTCGAGGTGGGGAGACAGCTCGGGAATCAGGTCAACGAGGCCGAGCGACTTGCGGTACTCGTTACGCCTGCGAGCCTTCTCCCGCATCGCCTGGACCTGCTGGCAGGGCTGAGCCGGTAGCCAGCTGGGCGATCCGCTTGGGGATTCGGCCGCGTTCGATCTCATCGAGTTCCTCCAGCGACGCCTGCTCGAGCACGGTCACGGGGATGAGGTTGACCGTTACGCCGGGCTCCCGTGGATCCAAGCCTAGCATCTTCGCCCGGCGCTCCTTGATGCGGACGATGGTGTCGAGCGTCCGTGCATCCGGGGGCGGCGTGTACTGCTCCGTGTAGGTGTGGGTCAGGGTGCGGATCTCATCGACGACCACCGGGGCCTGGCCTTCAACTTCGCGCAGGACGCGCACTGGGACCTGGCGCGTGCGCGTGATTGTCCGCGTAATCGGCTGGCGCTGCTGGTCCAGGATGCGCCACGCGCTCGACTCGGCGAGGGCTAGGCCCGCCAGCTCTTGCCCCATGAACTCGTCCATGTCGCGGAACCGTTCTTGCTTCCATTCCGCTCGGAGAGCCTGCATGTCGCGCTCGACTGTGCCGACGCTCACCGCGATGGGGGACGGCCCCTTGGCCAGCGCTTCCCGGACCTTGCGGACAGAGGGAGCGGACATCGTCAGCATGATGAGAGCCACCTGGCGTCGGCGGTGCTCGACGGCCGCGTTGTTGCGGTACATGCTACCGGCGCCTCAGCGCTGTCGGTAGGCGGAGCAGCACCTCGTTCGCGCGCCGCGGGTTGTCCGCTACCAGGTGCGGCCACTTAGCCTTGAGCAGAGCGATGGCTTCCTGTTCCAGCGCGGGGGTACGGACGGTAACTGCGCCGCCGGCGTTCGAGCGGTGAATGAAGGTGGCAAGGACGGTGTCACACCGCACTACCCGACCGTACTTGGCGAGGTGTTGGAGGGTGTAGTCGTAGTCCTCTTTCAGGCGGAAGCGCTCATCAAAACGCAGCGCGCACGGCTCCACGCAGATCATGTCGCCGACGATGAACGCCGCGAGGCGCACCGGGTGCTTGGGATTGCTGTAGAACGGGTTGGAGGTCGGCGCGACGCCAGCTAACTTCGCTCCGTAGAGCGAGGCCGAGCCACGTATGGCGCGCACCGCGGCGGCGAACGGGATGGGCGCCCCTATGACCTTGTCACCCTGGTGCTGAGCCAGCTTGCACCCGCGGAGGTCATCGCTCAGCTCCACGACCGCGGCGCCGGCGGCGTGACCCTCGTCCAGCGCCGCGTTCCGGGCCCGACACAGCGCTCCGGCCTCCACGACCGCGGCGGCTCCAGCCGAGGCGTACTCAGCCCCCTGGCCAGCGGCCACGTACCAGGTCGCGGGTCCAGTCATCGCCTGCATCGCCCCCACGTTGCCAGGCCGCCCTGCCGAGATGACGGCCAACCACACCCCGCCGAGGTCGCCCCTGATCACGTCGCCCCCTCGTCGTACTGGTACACCAGGTCGCCGGCCTCGTCCAGACCAACCGGCTTCAGCACCCCGCCGAAGTACCGGAACGGTCCGTGCGCCTCGTGCGGATTGTTCCATGCGTTGTGGAGCACGTCGTACATCGTGTGGAAGTAGTGCCGAGCCCGGGCTTCGGCGTCCCCGGTGTTGAATCCGGCAGCGTCTCGCCAGAAGAACTGCTGGGCGTACTCCAGGTGTGGGCTCAGCTGCGACCACCGCACGAGACCGTCCCGCTTGGCGACCAGCAGCGCCTCGGTCAGCTGGCCCCGGCACCACGCCCAGTCTTCCGGCAGACCGCAGCAGGAGCCGGTGCACCCGCGCTCCTTGAAGTCGCAATCGCTGACGTGGAAGCGCAGGCCCCGCAGCCGACACTCCTCTTCCATCTCGTCAACGAACCGTCGTTTGACCGGGCGAGAGAGGCGCAGGTAACCAGATTGGCCGGGGCTGTGCCGCTTGTAGAACTCGACGATGTCGTAGCCGAGAACGCGGCTCATGCGGTCGTAGCGGTAGGCGCGGCCCGCCGGGGAACGGCGCTCCAGGCAGAAGTACTCGGTGGAGACGCTGTCGGCCCCGGCGTCCGCGGCGGCAGCGATCAGCTCACGATGGCGCGGGTTCGTCGCTCCAATGAGAAAGGGGCGGAGCCGGAGCGTGACGTGGTCGATGCACGTCCGGATCCTGGCGATGGCGGCCAGGCGTTCCGCCGGGCTGTCCACACCGACCTCGATCTTGGTCGCCTTCGCCGCGTCCAGCGTGATGATGCTGACCTTGACGTGCCAGGGCGCGCCGCGGAACAGCTCCATGTAGCGCTCGTCCTTGGTCCACCAGGTGCCCTTCGTCGAGAAGGACAGCGGGTACTCGAGCTCTCTGAAGAGGCGGAGGAGCTCCAGCGTCCGCCCGTGCTTCCGCTCGAACTCGTCGAACTGGTCGGCCAGGCCTCCCCACTGCATGACCTTCCGGGCTCGGATGAATGGGGCGAACTGACCGCCATGGGTGTCGGGGTCCGTGAACATGCGCCTGACGCGCTCGACGTTGACGGCCTTTAGCCCCGCCTTCCCCGACCGGTTGATGTCCTGCTGGTAGGCGGCGAAGCAGTAGAGGCAGCCGTACGAGCAGCGGGAGTAGGTGTCGAACGTCATCGGCATGGAGCAGTCCGCGATCTCGCCGGACCAGCGGGGCGAGGCGTAGGCGGGGAGGCTGTCCTTGATGGTCATTGCGCTGGCGCCCGGAACAGGTACTTAGCCCTGGCGTCCCTGATGCGGGCCTTCGCCATCTCGACGTACTCCGGGTTCAAGTCGATCCCGATGAAGCGCCGACGCATCTGGGCGGCCACGGCGCCGGTCGTGCCGCTGCCCATGAACGGGTCTAGCACCACGCCGTCATACGGACAGCCCGCGCGGATGCAGCGGCGCACGAACTCGGGCGGGAACGCCGCGAAGTGGGCTCCAGCGTACGGTGCGGTGGCGATGGTCCAGACGGTACGGAGGTTGCGGGTGCCGTTCCCAGGCTGGCCGGCAGAGACTTCGCGCGCCGCCACCGTCCTAGCGTCCCAGAAGTACCGCGCCGCCTTCGTCATCAGGAACACGTACTCGTGCGCCTTGGTAGGCCGATCGGTGACCGACTCCGGCATGGGGTTGGGCTTCGCCCAGATCACATCGCAACGCAGGTACCAACCGTCGGCCTGGAGGGCGAAGGCAACGCGCCACGGGATGCCGACGAGGTCTTTCTGTTTGAGCCCCTTGGCATGGAGTCCACTACCTCCTGGGGGAAGCGGCTCCTTCACACCGCGGTCACCTGCGTAAGGCGAGTCGGTTCCTCGGTTGCCATTGTAGGCGTTGTACGTGTCCCCGATGTTCAGCCACAGCACCCCGTCATCCCGCAGCACCCGCCGCACCTCGCGGAACACCTCGACCATGCGGGCCACGTACTCCTCGGGCGTGGACTCGAGACCGAGCTGGCGATCCTGACGGGTGGCACCGCACTTGCCGCAGGTGTTGCGATAATACCGAACACCACCCGGCATTGGTCCTCCGGTCATCAAGCCTTCACGTTTCCCGCTATCGTTCCTGTCAGTCCCGTTGACGTGGTCGCACTCCGCGTCCCCGCCGGACCACGTCGCGGTGCCGTAGTCTCTCAGTCCAAAGTACGGAGGCGACGTCACGCACGCATGGACCGACTCGGCCGGTAGGCCTCGCAGCTTGTCCGACGCGTCGCCGCAGAGCAGGAGCGAGCGACTCACGCCGCAGGCTCCTGCGGCTCCTCCGTGACCGGCCGCGCCCAGCGGTGCGTCACCGCCTCCGCGTCCTTCCCGGTCTTTCCGAGGTGCTCGGCCAGGAACGCGGTGCGGTCGTCCGCGGTCTTGAAGACGACGATGACCCGGAGCTGGTCAGGCGTGGTCTCGCCGTGCAACTGCCCAGCCGGGTCCGCCCCCGCCCCTGCCGGCCCCTCCGCCCCGTCCCCCTGGAACAGGAACCGCATCGTGTCCAGGTCGTCAGGGTCGTAGCCCGTACCCTCCAGCGCCTGGGGACCCAGCTCCGCCAGCTCATCGAGAACACGGAAGAGCCCGGCCTGGTCCCAGCCGCCCAGCTCCGTCAGCCGGTTGTCGGCTACCAAGTACGCCTCGGCCTCCCCCGGCGTGGCGAACGACACTCCCGCCAGCACCGGGACCAGCCATCGCCCTTCCTCGTCAACTCGAACACGCGTCGGAGGTTCGCAGCCCTGGTCGCGGAGCTGAAGTACCGCGCGGACACGACCATGTCCTACCACGATGCGCTGAGTAGCCTCGTTGAGGACGCATGGCGCCACGAACCCAAACCGCTGAAGCGACTGCATGATACTGGTCAGGTCGTGTTCCTTGGGGTTGCGCGGGGCGAGCTGAAGCTGGTCCGCGACCATGTAGACGATGTGCGGTTCTGGAGCCGGCGGGATCTCGGCGGCCCGGTTTCTGCTCTGGTTTGTGCGCGCCATTGGTCATTCACCTCCTGTTCGCGAGCATACCACGACGCAACGGCGAGGCGGAGGATGAGTTAGGGGAGGGGCTGGTGGCTTTACAAAAAAAGTTGGCCGCCTTCACAAAAAGGGCTTGACAAACTGAAAAGGTGGAGCGATCATGAAGTTGTGGTTATCAAGCACCAAGCCGCCAACCGAACCCCCGAGGGAGCACCGCTGGGCACTTGCCGCCTGTGGGAGAGCTACTCGGGGCGGACGTTGACCGCTGCTGGCCGGGCATCCGGTCGACTCTGACCCTGCAGCCGGGGCATCAGGCCCGGCGTCTTTGACAACTTAGGCGAACCGAAGCGGCAGCGGGTCGTGTGGGCCGAACCGATGCAGTGCAGGGGAGGGGCGAGGGGCCAGCCGGGCGGAGCCGGTTGGATGGATCGGAGAGGTTGCAAGGGAAGGGGAGCGGGGGGCACACGGAAAGCGGCGACGGCGACAAAGGCTACAGACGGCGGGTGGAACCGCCAAGCGCACCGGCGGCTGATGCCGGGACAGACTCCAACGACAACGACAACAACGACAACGCCGACGCAAGTCGGCGTTGATCCGGTCTGCTGCGATGGGCGCGGCCGACCGGTTCAACGCCCTCGAGCACAGCGCCCAGGCGGCGCACCGGAGGTCCACGATGGCACTGCACTGCAGCTCCGCGCCGCTGCCAAGATCGCTTAACAACCCAGCGACGCCGGCTCCGGCCGGCGTTGGCCAGGTCCCCCGCGCAGGGCAGGGGACGCGGTCAACGCCCACCAACACGCCAGGAGGTACAGTATGACGAAGCGGCAGCAAGCGTGGAACGGGATGAACTGGATCCGGAAGGAGCGAAGGTTGGCTCTTTACCTTCGCGACGGGCTCGCCTGCGCTTACTGCGGGGCGGCGGTTGAGGATGGGGTCCAGCTCACGCTCGACCACATCCGCCCCGCCGGCAAGGGCGGCAGCAACGGCTCGACCAACTTGGTGACCTGCTGCTCGCGCTGCAACAGCAGTCGCGGTGACCGGCCGGTCGCGACTTTCGCCAAGGCGGTCGCCGGGTACCTGAACGGCTCGCGCACGGCGGACGAGATCGTCCGCAACGTCAACCGGCTGCGGCGTCGGGCCGTCCCGCTCGCCCAGGCCAAGCAGATGATCGCCGAGCGCGTCTCGGCGACCGGGAGGTAACGATGACCGCTCAACAGGCCGACGCGAAGATTCTGGTGTGCAACGTCGGACGCGGCACCAAGGTCCACATCGCCTGGTCCCCCGGAACCGCCTGCTCAGTCGATGGCAACCGCCGCCCCACTCGTGGGCGCGACTACCGCGCCGGAACTCTCGCCGAGGTCACCTGTGACCGCTGCCGCAGGATGACCCACCTCGCAACGTTCGTGACCACCCCGCTGGAGGTTGAGATGCTCTCCTTTCACGAAGCCGACCGCCCCGACGTGATCCGCACCGTGCTCGACGTGATGACCACCGGCAACGACTCCACGCTGCGGCTGCTCGGGCCGTACGTGAGAGAACTCGACGAGCTGTACGAGCGCGACGAGCTGGCGCTGACCCGAGCCCAGGCGGCTGCCGTAGAAGCGGCCGCGTGGTGCGTCGACCTGCTGGACGACGAAACCTGGGGCGCGCCGGACCAGCGCCAGCGCCTCTACGCGAAAGCGGTCGCGACCTACGCGGACTCGATCCGATGCTGCGGCGACGATGCTCTCTTCTGCGACTGGGTCGCCGAGCAGCACAACGCCCTCGCGGAGTGGCAGGCAGCCGACGCGAAGATGGGCGACCCCAACCCCTGAGCCCCGACTTCAACCCCGACGATCAACGAAGCGAACCACACCACGGAGGTAGGACATGGCGACCAGGACATTCGCAGCGCTTCAGGAGATGACCGTTGCACAGCGTGACGAGGCGTTCAGCTCGGGGCTCTTCGAGCTGTGCCGTCAGGTAGAGAGCAAGCACGACGACCTGCTGAAGAAGCTCGCGTGGCTCGCGCGGATCCTGCAGGAGGAGCACGACCGGATGGCCGAGTCCGGACCCAGCCGGGTGTATTCGTCGATCACAAGCACGTCGCTGATCCACGACGTGACCGTCCTCGCCGGACAGATCGAGGCGATGCGACCGCTGATCGCCGCACCGGCCAAGCAGGAGACGGCGCTCGATGCGGTGCGCGAGTGGATCGTCGGGCCGCACGTGGGGCATCTGTCCAATTCCAGATAACCAGAAGTCCGATCGTACTGGAGGTGGCCGAGCCGCTCCGCGGCTGCGGGCCACGTCCAGCACCATCGTGCGGACCGACCCGGCGGGACCCGGGAAGCTCTGGAGGTAGAGACATGGCACGGAAGAGCAACACCATCGCCCCGAAGACTGACCTGGCCTCGCTGGCCGCTGCCGTCGCCCCGGTGGACGCGCAGGAACCCGTCGCCCCCGTTCCGGCTGTTGAGGTCGCGGCTGCGCCCGAGGAGCCAGTCGCCGCCGCGAAAGCCCAGGCGAAGAAGGCTCGCACCGGCCGCAAGGTGGCCGTCCCGGCTGCCGCGCCCGCTGAGCCCGAGCCCCCTGCCGAGCCCCCCGCCACCGACTACTCGTTCATCCAGGTCGGCGCGGCCGTCTACACCAAGGGCGGCTCGGTGGTCAGAGTGCTCTCCATCGCCGAGCCGGAAGTCACGGTCGAGCGAGTCAAGGATGGCGGCAAGGCCACCGTCCGCTTCGACTACCTGAGTGCGACGAAGCCGAGCGCGAAGTCCGCCGAGCAGCAGGACGAGCCCGAGCCGGAGCCTGAGTCGGACGGCCAGCCCCCCAAGGTGTACCCCAGCCGGTTCGGCGAGGCCACCGAGGAGCCGACTCCTACCCCCGCGCCCGCCAAGAAGAAGCGCTCTCGCACCACAGGCGCCGTGTCGGCGCTGCCGCCGGCTGAGAGCGAAGACGCCACCCCCGCCAACGAGCCTGTTGCTGCCGAGTGTGAGACGCGCGTCGAAGGACCGGCGACCACTACGCAGTACAAGAGCACCCAGGAGATGCGCCTGGTGTTCGGCTTCAGGGCGGACGACGTTGGGCTGGCGAACTACCTGGTGACGACGATCGCGAAGCGCCACGGCATCGCCAAGGCGGACGCGGAGCGCAGCATTCTCGCCGGTGAGCTGAGCGTCAGCTTGAAGGGCGCCCGCGCCGGCCTGCCCCAGGGCGACTACCTCCGGCTCGCGCAGCAGGAGCGCGCGGCTGGCGCCGACAAGGCCGCGAAGTCCCCCAAGCCCGCCACGACTCCCAAGGCGCCGAAGACTCCGGCCGCGCCCAAAGAGCCCAAATCCACGACGCAGCCCGCGGCCAAGGACGTGTGGCTGGTCATGACGAAGGCAGACGTCCACGCCTCCACGCTCATCAGTGCCATCGAGGCGCGGCACGGTGAAGTGCTCAGCCTCGGCGGCTCGCGCTCCCACGGCTACACCGCGACGTTCCTCTGGCAGCAGCGCAACGGGCGGGCGGAGGGCCTGCTCGACGCCCCGTCCCTCCACGAGCGGCTGCTCGCGGTTGAGCAGCTGACCTGACCGCCCACTCCACGCCTGGCCCGGTCGCCTCAGGTGGCCGGGCCTTTTCTATGAGGAGCGTATGTTTCAGCGATGCAACGCGATGAAGGGAGGTGATCGCCATGGTGACCCTGGCTCGGTGCCCCCGGAACGCGCCACGCCACGCCGGTTGGGAAGAACGCCGGGTCTGAGGTCCTACGAGCGTAGCGTTCGTGGGTCGGGAAGGAATGGACGTGACGCACACACCCAACCGCCCGACCCACGGCCGGTACATTCGTTTGCGGGGTGCGCCCCGTCGCCCGGAGCGGTCGAACCCGCCGCGAGTCAACGCGGCACAAACGAGGGGAGAGGACGATGTGCAAGGAAGTGATACGTTTTGGCTCGTTCGGCCCCATTGTCTGGAATTGCCAGACCGAGGAAACCAGACTCGCGACACAGGATGACCTCGATACTCTTCCAGTAGGCGATGACCTGTCGCCTGAAGAGGAAGAGTCGATCACTGAGTGACGACCCGCCGCGAGTGGACGCGGCACCAACGGGAGGAGAGGAAGATGGAAACCTCCATGTACGACACATGCCCGATCGTAAGAGCCGCAGTGGCGGCGGCCCGCGAAGTTCTCCGCCAGACCGGCGGAGACCGCCACATCGCTTACTGGACGGCTCACGCCGTCCTGGCTACGGACGGGGAAATCGCCCCCGTAGACCTTGAGCAGGTCATGCGGGACGCGACTCGGGGGCAATCATGACCCCCCGCATCCTCACCATCGCCATCCTGGTCGCGGCCCTCACCGGGTGCGCGACCACCCAACCTGGACCGACCGCCGCTCAGCTCCACGCGGAGCTCGAGCGATGCAAGGCCGAGGCCCGCCTCGGCTGGCACACCGACGTCAATCTGTGCTTCGTGCAGGCCAGAAGGGAGTTGGTGCCGTGACGCGTTCATCGAGCGCCTCCGAGCAACCCCGCACGGCGGTATGCCCGTCGTGCAACCAGCGCAAGGCGAGTGCGGCGAAGTCGAAGGACGGGCTGTGCGACCAGTGCGCGGGGAGGGGAAGATGGAAGCCGACATGAACTGTAACGACTGCCCCGCCTTGGCGAAGCGCAACCTGGGGAGGTGAACATGAGGCGCGAAACCTGGCCGACGGATCACGCTGGCATCCAACTGGTCGTCGCCGTCTCCAATGGTGGCAACGACCTCTGCATCTGTGGCGTTCAGGGCCGGCTGACGGTGGACATGCTCCAGCAACTCGACGTTGCCATCCGCTTCGACGTGGTTTGCGGGGGCCTGCTCGAGGATGGGGAGTACCTCTGCCGGGCCGAGTGGGTGCAAGAACCGCTCCGGCAGGGCGACCGAGTCATCCACAAGGGCTGGTGGAACGTCGAGGCCATCGCCCACAGAACGCTCGACCACCTGCTCTGGAAAGGAAAAGGGAGTCGACCATGAGCGCCACCGAACGCTACCTGGGAGCCATCAAGACGGCGGGAGACGCCGCGAAAGCCCGGCGGTGCATCCTGAAAAGCGCCGAAAGAGCCGACAACGCGGGCTGTCCGATCACGGCGGCCCGGTTGCGTGCCGGGGCGGACCTGTTGAGTGAGGAGCGGTGGCGCAGCGTTGCGGCGCGACCAGAACTCGCCAACCGGCTGTGGCGCGATTCCCAAGCCCAATGGGAGGGCGTCGAGCTGTGCCGGCTGGGTCCGCGATCGGCAGACAGCGGAGGTGAAGCGTGACCGAACACCACGGCCAGCCGCCAGTCTGCGGTCCACTCGCGCAACGCGAAACGGAGATCCTCGTGCTGACCCCCACCTGTACCTGCGGAGCGCGAGCCTGGTTCAACTGCCGGTGCGAGGGCCGGCTCATCGCCGCCTATGCTGCGCCGAGCGTGGACGGCACCGACGTCCCGCGGCCGAGCGCTATCCGATCCGTGCGACGCCTGCACCCGACCGCGATCCTCGTGTACTCGGAGATGAAGGGAGCCAACCAGCCATGACCACGTTTTCACCTGACTACGAGCGCACGGTGGTCGCAGCCTCCACGCCAGGATGGGACTGCGTCACCTCGGGGAACAGCATCCTGATCACGGTCGCCACGACACAACGGCCATTGCGCTGAGGACGAGCCTGGACGCCGCTGTCGTCCGGCAGCTGGCGGCTACCATTCGGGAACACCTCGACGCAGGAGACGGCCGGAGAGCAACGTGGGCGGCCGTCGAGCTGGCGGCGCGACTCGCCATGTTCCACCGCACCTCGTAACCCACCAGGCCTCGCGGCCACAACCCGGAGCAAAAGCTCCATCAGGAGGACCCCATGACGACCGAAGCGACCTCGACGATGTTCGACCGCGCCCGTGACCGCTACGACCTCGGCCGGCTGGTGCAGGAGATCCAGCGCCGCAGCGAGGCCAGCGTTGACTTCATCACGGACACCCGCCAGCTATCCGTCGCGCCGACCGGAGAGCTCGAGCACCACCCCGAACAGAGCCAGCTCGTCCGCGAAGGCAGCGCCGAGTGGTTCGCCGCCAACGCCGCGCTTCCAATCAACGACTACGCCCACGGTCAGATCGCCGGGGAGACCGGCGTGCCGAAGGCGTACTACGACAGGATGCGCCACGACGCCCCCGAACTGTGGGCAGCGAACGTGAACCACTGGCTGCACGCCGAGCCCCAGCGTCGCATGGTCCGCACCACCGACCGCGTCGTCCGGTCCGTGTTGTCGGAGCGGTACCACCGCCTCGACAACGTGGACATCCTGGCCGCGACCCTCCCAACCCTGGCGGACACCGGGTTGCAGTGGCGCTTTCAGGAAGCCGGCCTCACCGACCGCCGCCTGTACATTCGGGCCGTGCTGTGGGACCGGCGCGGCGAGGTCAAGAAGGGCGACGAGGTCGCGGCGGGGTTCATCATCCGCAACTCCGAGGTGGGTGCTGGCGCTCTCGCCATCGAGCCCTTTCTGCACCGGCTCGCCTGCGTCAACGGCATGGTGGTGGCCGTGGGCGGGATCCGCAAAGTTCACCTGGGGCGGGCCCAGGAGAACGAGTTGTCTTTCCTTCGGGAGGAGACGCTCCGCCAGGACGACAAAGCGTTCCTCATGAAAGTCGGCGATACCCTGGCCGGCCTGGTCAACCCCGCGTCGTTCCAGAAGATCCTGGACCAGGCCCGACTCGCCGCTAGCATCGAGGTGCAGAACCCCATCGCAGCCGCCGAGCTGCTCACCTCCCGGATCGGGCTGCGGGAGCCGGAGCAGGAGCGAGTGCTTGCCAACCTGACCCGGGGCGGTGACCTCTCGGTGTGGGGGATGCTGAACGCCCTCACCGCCACCGCTCGCGACCTTTCCGACTACGACCGCAAGATCGAGCTGGAGACCGAAGCCGGCAAGCTGATGATGGCGCCGGCTGAGGTCAACGCGCTCGCGAAGGCCGCGTAGACCGCTGGTCAGGCAGAAGCCTAGCGACTGACACCGGCCGGGGGCCCATCGGGGCTCCCCGGCTTCTTCTCTGGAGGCCCCCGTGACGTGTACGTTCTGCAACATGGAAGCCGAGGCGAAGCGCGCCGGCGACAACCGCCCCTTTTACTCCTGCGTCCGCTGCTGGCGGCGGTGGCTGCGCGTGCGGCGCCAGCTGAGATGGAGGAGCCCATGACCTTGGAATCTGAGCACTGGCATCCAGTCCTGTGCTTCTGGTGCGAACAACCGCGGCCAGGAGAGGAGCATCTTGACGCCGCGGCCGAAGCCGGGAAGCCTTTCGTGGTCGACTACCTCCCGTGTCCGACATGCGCTCGCCTCTGGGCGCAGGGCATCGTAATCGTCGAAGCCGACGCCACACCCTGGCGGCCCGACATGTTCCCCATCTGCCCCGATGCCACCGGCGCTGCTGCGCTCTACCCGACTGGCCGCTTCGCGGTCCTCAGTCCCACTGCCGTGCGCGCCGCGATACCAGGCGTGGCGGACGCGCTGATCCGTCAGGGCCGCGGGGTTCTGCAGCCACTCGATTTCAGAGCGCTGCTCGAGACATCAGGCAGAACGGAGGCTACCGCATGATGACTCGAGCGTCCTTCAAGCCCCTCGAGCTTGTCCGCTGCCCGGACGGCCACGTCGCGATGATCGCCACCGCCAGCGTCGGCCTCGCCGCCGCGTGGTGCGAGGTGCTCCAGCCGTGGATCCTGCCGAGCGGGGATGTGGTGCCGGTGAGGCGCTACGTCTATGCCGGCCGGCTCACGCACCCGCAACTCGACGTCACCTACATGGTCGGGTCGACCGCTCCGTGCGTGACGTGCGCCGGGCAGGGGCAGCGCCTTCCGCGCTCGGCCTGCCTGTGGCTGCTGGCAGAAGATGGCGCCGTCAACCCAGGCGGCTGCGTCTGCGTCCAGCACGGGCTCTCTATCGTCTCGGAGATCGAAGCGAAGCGCGGCGAGCGCTGGTGCCTCGTCCCGCTCACGCGGGGAGCTGACCCCTGGGCGGGGTTGAGCGCGATGATAGAACGGGAGGTGAAGCAGCAGGAGTAGCGAATGCACCGGGCCGGCGGGACCAACAACGCAGCGCGTGGACAGGGTGAGCGGGGCCGCGCCCCCCGCTCATTTCTTCAACGACGAAACGCGAAAGGAGAAGCGCATGCAGACGTTTACGCTCAACCACGAAGGCAAGATGGTCCCGGCCGAAGGCCGGACGGGATCGTGGCTGTTCCGGGCCGATGTTGAGAGGCGGCTCACCGCAGCGTTGCTCTACGGCGAGGTGCCCGCGGTGCAACCGGAATCGAAGGCCAAGCTCTACGCCGTGATGAAAGAACGCGACTTGCTCACGGAGCAGGTGGAGCAGCTCCAACTGGCGCTGGCCGACCGGACGACCGAGGCGAACCTGTTGCGGGAGCGAGCCCACGCGATCGACGACCTGTTGCGCTGGTGGAGCAAGCCGGCGGAGCGGCCCGTTCGGATCGACCCCAAGATCCTGTAGGCGCGGTTCTCAATCGCTTATGGCTTGACACTATGAAACGTCCAGCGTAACGTAACGAGATGCCCCCGGCGGCGGGCCGATCCCGTCAGACGACAAACGAAGGAGGTCTCATGGCAACGATCCGGGAGCTGATGAACCGCGGGAAACCGCCCGTAACGAACCGCGACCTGGCCGAGGCGTTCGGCCGGCTCAGCGGCAAGCGCGTCAGCGATGCGGCGGTGTCCCTCATGGTCCACGGGCACCGCAAGTGGAAGCCCAGCTACATCCCGATCCTCCACAAGATGCTTGAGGCCCGGAAGGTCTCGATCACCCTCAAGACCATCGTCCGCCTCTGCGGACTCAACGACACTATCGTGAAGGGAGATTGACGTGGAGCATCACCAGCAACCCGTGGTCGACGCCATCGTGGCGGAGGCCGTCGCCAACCCGATCCCGCCCGAAGGCAGGATCGCCCCCCTCACTCCAGAATCCGCCGAGGAGGCCGTCCGCCGCGCCCTGGGCGGCGCGATGGTCCCGGTCGCTGGCGCGGCGGACCCCGACCGGGTTCTCGAGATCGTGCGCCTCCTGAAGGCTCGCGTCGCTGCCTGGAAACAGGTGCGCGCCGCTGCACTGTCTCACCTTAACCACAACGATATCGTCAACATGGAGGATGACACCAACGCTGAGCCCGTGCCCTACATCCAGGGCCACGGGTGCGTCAAACTCTTCCACATGTTCGGTATCGAGATCGACGGCGGCCGAGACGTGCAGTTCCGGCTCGTGCACCTGGAGGACGGGACGTACATGTACGTCCGCGAGACCCGCGCCCGCTGCCTTGCTCTCTCTGACATCTGGGTCGACATCGTCGGCTCCCGCTGGTCCGGCGACGGGTTCTTCCAGCACCCGGACAAGGAGAACCCAGGCCACTTCAAGCCCATCGACCCCGGCGACGTTCTCAAGTCGGCGCTCACAAACCTCTGGGGCGAGGCGCTGCGGGCGGTCCTCGGACTGGGTTCCCTGACCAGGGCCGAGCTGGAAGAGGCCGGCATCGACTGGTCCAAGGTCAAGTCGGTCGGCTACGCCAGCACCCGCAAGCCGGTGGCCACTGTTGACCGCGAGCACAACACCAACCTGACCACCGCCGGTAAGCCCGGGGGGACTCCGTTCGAGGTGCTCGAGGTATCCGAGAGCCAGGGCACTGGCAAGGGCGGCAAGACGTTCATCCGGGTGGTCGCCACCCTCATGGGTCCCAAGGGCAAGGTCAAGGCGTCGTGTTTCGACTCGGCCATCGGCGACGTGCTGTCCAACGCGCAGACCCTCGGCGTCCAGTGCAACGTCCTGCTCCAGCAGTCGGGCGAGTACACCAACATCCTCGGGGCAACCATCCCGCAGCAGGCGGGGCCGCCGAACGGCGGGGGGGAGTAGGCGATGGGCAACTACCCTTCCCTCGAGACCGTCCGGCAGGCGATGATCGACCGTCTGGACGTGGCGATTGCGGCCCCGGAGCGTCCCCGGTGGCGCCCGCAATCCCACTACGCCAGCAAGGCCGGCCACGCCTGCCGCTTCTACCTGTGGGCGCTGCGCGCTCACTGGCAGGACCTCCCAACTCCTGACCTTGGTCTCCGGCGGATTTTCGCCGCCGGCAGCGAACTGGAGGAATCCGTCATCAGCGCACTGAAGCGCGCCGGCTACCGCGTCACCCACCAGCAGGTCGCGTTCGAGGATGAGCAGCTGAACCTCCGGGGCAGGATCGACGGCTACATCTGGCACGAGGACTTCGAGCAGCTGTTCGCGGAGGCTGGGATTCCCGTGGATCATCGCTTCCCCGGCATCCCGATGGAGATCAAGGGGCTGGCGGCGAGCTACGCCGACGAGTGCACCAGCTTCGCGGCGATGAAGGAATCCAACATGCCCTGGGTGCGGCTGTACCCGGGACAGCTCTTGTGTTACGGCTACATGGGCAAGCCGCCCTCACCGCTCGTCTGCATGGTGGTCAGAAACAAGGGCAACAACGCCACCTGGCCCATCCTCGAGTGGACAGAGCCGTGGTTCGACGAGCTAGTGCGGATCGGCGAAACCCTCGGTGACGTCAACCGGGCGCTGCGCGACGGCCAGGCGCCGCAACCCATCCCCTATGACAGCGTGTGGTGCAACCGCTGCGATGCCGCCGCGGTGTGTCCGACGACGCTGACCCTCCAGGGGCAGGGCAGCATCAACCTCGACGACAACCCGGGCTTCGGCGCGCTGCTGGCGGACGTCGCCAACAACGAAGCCTCGGCCGCAGAGCACGCGACGGCGAAAGCCCAGGCGAAAGCCTACCTCGAGCGCACCGGCAACTGGCCCGACGAGGTCGGCCGCGTCGTCACCATCGTCGCCAACGGGCACATGGCCCAGGTCGAAGCGAGGGGGAAGCCGGGCGCCGTCAAGCGGTTCCTGAGCATCACCAAGCTAGGGGGGTGACATGGGCGCCAATAGCCCCCGCTGTTTTCGCTGCCTGAAGCTCCCCGCCGAGCTCGCCGAGTACCGCGAGATCGCAGAGGAGTTCGGGTCCGACTGTCACCCCGACGCGGCGGTTCGCCGACTGGAGGGAACGTACAACTCCGAGACAAACACGTTCTGCTGCACGTCCTGCTACATCGCGATCGGGCAGCCCAGCGCCGCGGACGGCTGGGTAGCTCCGGCCGTAGGCGCCGACTGGAGGAACGCAACATGACCGAGGTTCAGCAGCACCTGAAGGACGCGCTCGCTGCTCTGGCTCGCGACCTCGCCGCCATCGACGCCCAGGAGCGTCGGATCAGCGAGTGGGCCAGGGCCGAGCGCTTGCGGCTCCGCAAGACGCGGACTCGCCTGCTCAATCACCTGAAGCTCTTTCCGGCCGATCAGCCGCCGCTTCCGGGGCTTGAGCCGGTTCCGGACGCGCCGGCGCTCATGAACATTCGCGAGGACTCCGAAGACGCCCCGGTGCCGGACGAACCCACCAGCGACGACTGGGCGAGGTGAACCGTGGCGCGGCGTCTCGCACACCATCACGACCAAACTAGAACTCAGGAGGGATGAGAATGCCAACCGAACTCACACCGCAACAAGCCGGCCTCATCACGGCCGCAGCAGCGTGGCCCGAGCGTGTCAAAGCCGTGGCAATCAGGGACGCGATCACCGCCAACGAGGCCGGCCACATGCTGACCGACATCCAGACCCTGATGCGCCAGGCCGACGACGAGTTCGACGCGGACATCCGCGAGAAGCACGCGGCGCACAAGGAAGCCATCGCCCTCAAACAGCGGGTGGTCGACCCGCTCAACCGCGCCAAGGGCGCCCTGCGTGGGGCGCTGGCGAGTTGGGCCGACGCCGAGCGCAAGCGCCTCGAGCAGCAGGAGCGCGAGCGGCTCCGCGCTCTCGCCGAGGAGCGCGCGAGAGAAGAGGCCGAGCGCCAGCGCAGGGCCGCTGAAGAGGAGGCGATCCGCGCCGCTGCCGCGGCGCAGGACGCCGGCGACAACGCCGCTGCTGAGGAGATGCTCACCGCAGCTATCACCGCCCCGGCGCCGGTCGTGGCGCCGGAACCCGTCACCGTCACGCCCAAGGTGGTCGTCCGGGTGGCCGGGGCCTCGTTCCGCCCAACCTGGGCCGCCGAGGTCGTGGACGCCAAGCAGCTTCTCGGCTACATCAGCAGCCCCGACAGCAAGGGGCGTCACCTGGACGACCTCATCCAGGGGGCACTGGACGGCCTCGCGCCGGTCCTGAACCGGCTCGCTCGCGAGTGGAAGTCCACCCTCGACATCCCGGGCGTCCGCGCCGTCGAGTTTTCCACGACCGTCCAGCGGTAGGCGCCACATGGCGACCGAACGCATGTGGCGGAGGGTCTACGTCCGCATGTGGCGGAACGGGAGCTTCGCTCGGCTGACGCGCCTTCCGCCGTCCGGGCAGTCCCTCTGGTGTTACCTCACCACCTCGCCAGAATCCACCCCGTTGCCCGGGGTCATCATCGACGGAAAGGCCGCGATGGCTGAGATCCTCGAATGGGATCTCGCGGTCTTTGAGGAGTGTTTCGCGGAGCTGGAGCGCGAGCGCATGGCCGTGGCCGACTGGTCTTCCCGCCTCATCTGGCTGCCAGCCGGCCCGCGTCTCAATCCACCCATCAGCCCCAACGTCGTGCGGGCCTGGGGAAAGACGTTCAAGAAGTTGCCGGAATGCGACCTCAAGCAGCGCATCCAGCAAGACCTGCTGACATACCTGCAGGGCCTTGGACCGTCGTTCTGGGAAGCCTTCGCGGAAGTCTTCGAAGCCTTCGCCCCTCGCGCGCGCGTAGTGAGGAACTCTTCTCTCTTTACAGATAGTGAAGAGGTAGAAGAAGAAGTAATACCACCCCCTACCCCCTCCACGCCAGACCGAAGCCTTCGCGAAGGTGCAGAGATCGTGGCGTTTTTCAAGCGCTGGTCGGCCGAAAAACTCGGCACGCTCCGCGTCATCACCCCGAAGCGGCGCGCGGCCGCACACGCCAGGCTGGTCGAGCACGGCTCCGGGTGCCTCCAGGCGATCATCGATGAGGTGCTTGCCTCACCCGGCTTACGGGGACACAACGACCGGGAATGGAAAGCCGACGTCGATTGGGTGCTCAACCCCAACAACGCGGCGAAGGTCCTTGAGGGGAAGTACCGGCGCTGGGGGGCGGGCAAGCGCCCCCTCACGCCGCAAGAGCGGGCCGAGGCCCAACGCCGCGCAGAACTCGCGGTTGGTGGCCACGACCCAACAGCCAAACCAGAGTGGCGGTGGGGCTGGAGCCGAGACGACGCCGAGAAGTACGGCGGCCCCGAGTACGGGACGCAAGCATCTCCAACCAAGCACCGCCTGTGGGAGGAGTACATCGACCGTCACGCCGGCACGCTCGGGATGGAAGCTGAGCTGAGGGCGTGGCCCACTTTCGACGAATGGTTACACCAACGAGAGGAGACAACCTGATGAATGAGTACCAGGTAACCGAGAAGGGATTGCTGCAGAGCCTGGAGGCGGTCGACCGCGACATCGATGCCGAGGAAGACGCGAAGAAGCGATCCGCCGCAAAGCACAGCGAGCGCCTGAAGGGGATGGAGGCGACCCGGACCGAGATCCTTCGGCAGCTTTCCGAGATGCGGGACAACAGCGGCGAGCAGGCCAACATCGACTTCGACGGCGCGGAAGGCGGCCGCGTGGCGGTCGGCGACCTCGACGCGCCCACGAACTGGGCGCTGATCACCGACGACCCCACCCCGCCCCGGCCCGTCAGCGCTGAAGACGCCGACCCCGCAGACGACGGTGAGCCGTGCGATGAAGACGGCGAGCCGCTCGGGCTCCCGAAGACGTGACCCCCAGGGCCGCTCCGCACAACCCGCCCGGCGCGCCCGCGGCGCCGGGCTCCCTGTTCTGAGCTTCAGGAGGAACGATGAAAGCGACATCCACGATTCACCCCGACGACTACTACGACACATTTCTGCAGCGCCTCAACACCGCGTTCCTGGCGCGGTGCCGTGGCCCCATCTACACGACGGACGCAACCGGGCTGTGGGAGCTGTACCTCTCCGCCCTACCGGCCGCCAGGGTCCAGCACTACACGTGCAACGCCTGCCGCAGGTTCGTCGAGACGTTCGGCCACCTGGCTGTGCTCGACGCGTCCGACGGGATCGTCCCGCTGATCTGGTGGTGCGGCGACAACGGCGGCGAGCAGCACAGCGCCCTCGAGCTTCTCGCGGCCGAGGTGGTGAAGGCGCACGTCACCGGCGTGTTCCACTCCTCTGCTTCCGTGTGGGGGACGCCCGAGGCTGGCGGCTGGCACCACATGCACGTGACCCCGCCGCTTACGTCGGTCTGGCACCACCCTCTGCTGACCGCACACCAGGCGATGGCAGCGCAGCGCGAGGACTACAAGACGCTGAGCATGGCGCTGGTCGAGGTCACCGTCGATCAGCTGGCGCAGACCGTGTTCCTGCTGGAGTCCAACTCGCTGTACCGCTCCGAACACGTCATCGCCCCGGCGCGGTGGTTGCTGCAGCTGAAGCGCGACCTGGCAGCCACCAAGCATCACGAGGCGAAACGCAATCGGGTGTGGCGCGCCGTCGCCACCGCCCCGCCAGGGTTCTGCCATCCGCGCACGACGATGATCGGAACGCTGCTCGCGGACGTCGCGTCCGGCCTGCCATTCGAGGCTTGCGCCGCCCGCTTCGCCGCGAAGATGCACCCGCTGCAATACCAGCGCCCGCAGGCGGCGCCTTCCGCCGGAGCTGTCAAGCGCGCCGAGCGCATCGTCGCCACGCTCGGCATCGAGCCGTCCCTGCAACGGCGGTATGCCCGGGTCGAGGAGATCATCACGGCGTTGTGGCGGGCGCCGCAGGCTAAGGCGCCGGCGGCTGGCGGCGGCAGCGTGTTCGCCGGCATCGCGACCAAGGGCCGGCGGCGGGGAAAGAAGACGCTTCCCCGGCTCCAGACGCCGCCGCCGGAGCCCATGACTACCACCCGATTCCTCCGCGACATCCTCCCAGTCGCCCAGAAGCTGGCCGTGTGGCTGCCAAGCCGGCCGGAATCCTACGGGGCGCTTCTGACGGCCGTCAACCCCGAAGCACCCCCGATCATCCAGTGGGACCGTGAGGACCACCGGAATCCGTTCTCCTGGTACGTCTACTCCGGAGGGTCGCGGCCTGCCAAGTGGGGCCTCCAGACGAACTCCTGGTGCCCCGTGACCGCGGTCTGCCGTGGTCCTCACGAGTGGGTGGAGCCGTCCCGCTACACCCAGCACGGAGCCCGGCTGATGCTCGTGCTCGAGGGGGCACGCGATCTCTCGGCGAGCGAGATGTGCCTGTTCCCCGAGATCCTCTCCTCCAAGCTCCACGAGGTGCGGTCGGTCATCGAAGCCTTCTCGAAGCGCGGCGCGCCGGCCGGGGCTGACGAGGCGTCGGCCTGCGGCCTCATCCTCGGCGCGACGTGGTCCGTCCCGGTTCGGATCCGCGTGTGGCTGGACGGTTTCTGCCGGGAGGTCTGGCTGGAAAGGTGGGAGTAAGACCATGAAGCGCTGGATGGTGCTCGTCACGACGGGCCGCGCAGACGCACCGAACTACCGCGTTCTCCATGACGACGTTCCCGCAAAAGCCGAGGCCCTACGCCTCGCCGAGCGCTACGCGAAGCGCACGGGGCTAATGACGACCGCCGCACACGTCAAGGCGGTATACCCGAAGGAGGAGTGACATGCCGCGAGGCGCAGAGCGGAAAACAGCCAAGCACTTCATCATCGACGAGCGCGCCAAACAACACGGCCCCGAGCTGCTTGCTGCACTCGAGGGGCTACTCGAGACGGCAGACCTGGACCCGGATCGCTGGCACGAGATGGAGGAGGACCCCATTGAGGACCACTGCGCGGACACGTGCCGCCTGTGCGTGGCTCAGGAGGTCGTTCGGAAGATCAGGGGAGGTTGACGTGGAAGCGGCAACGCACCCTACGCTCTGCGACCAGTGCCTCGGGCAACTGCTCTTGGGGCTCCCGCAGGGCACCGTGTTGCAGCTCTCGGGATACTCCCTGCGCTCCTACTGCTGTGACTACTGCGGTCATCGGGCCGACCTTGCGTTCGTGCGGGTCGGCCCGCCTGCCCAGCTCACCCTGACCGCGGATTCGACGGCCGGGGAGGGCGCGCTCAAATTGTGACCCAGGACGCCCCAGGATTCGTCGGAGCCCGGGGCTGTAGAACTCCGCGGCCCGGGGCGCGAAAGTTCAAAGCGCCCCCAGCCAGGCGCGAGGGGCGACGTTTCTAGACTGGAGGAATTCAATGGTATCGACGGAATGGTTCGACCTGATCGTCGCCTGCGCCCTCGGCGGGCTCATCGCGTGTGCCGCCGCCGCCTACCTGTGGGGGTGGATCCGGGCCGGAGCCATCGCTGGGCCGGCGCTGCTGACGTGGTGGCGCAGGCGCGCATGGAGGCGGCGCGTTCTTCGCACCGGCGCACACCTCAGCGACGAGTGGCTGCGACACGCCTTCCGCGGCTTCCTCGAGAGCGATTCGCTGAACGGCCGCGACACGTACCACCACACCTTCGGTGACATCCGGCGTGACCTGCTGCTCGTTCCGGGCCCACCACTCGCCGCTCGCTGGTGGAGGTTGCAGTGGTGGCTGCGGACTGGTGGACCCTTCGGGGCCGCCCGCCGCCGGCGCCAGATTCTGGCGAACCGCCGCCGCATCACAGAGCGCATCCAGGCCATCGTTGATGACCAGGCGATGGGCCGCGTGTTCATCGCGCTACGAAGGGACATCCCGCAGCAGCGAGCCCAGGAAGGCGAGGACTCCGATGCATGACCCCCTGTTCCACACCGTTCTCGCTTTCGACCTCGGAGAGCGCTGCGGCATCGCGAGGCTCGACTGCGTCGGTGGCTCGCCGCTGGCCATTGACGGCACGGACCTGACCCTGACCCACCCCGACGACATCCACCGCGGGCACACCCTGCAGCGGTTCCTCGACTGCGTCATCGCGACGGTGACCGCGGCTCACGATGGAGCCCCGGACCCGCCGCCAATCACGCTCGTGTGGGAGTTGATCCGCCACTCAGCCGGGCGCGCCGACTCGAACATGGATTACCTCATGCAGCACGGCGAGCTACGGGCGATGCTCATGCTGGCGGCCTACCGCACCGGAGCCGACATCGACGCCATCCCAATTGGGACGTGGAAGAAGGCTCTTTGCGGGAACGGCAACGCCAAGAAACCGGAGGTGCGGGTGGCGCTGTTGCGGCGCTTCCCGGGCCTCGACTCAGGCACGAACCAGGACCAGCTTGACGCGCTGGGGATCGGGCTGGCGTTCGCAGAGCTGCGGCTCAAGCCGCGGTACAGGAAGGTCGACGCCGATGAGTGAGATCAAGCGGTGTGAACACGGCAGGGTCGTCGATGACCGGTGTCATGAGTGCGAGATTGTGGCGCTGACGGACGCCAATTGCGAGCTGTCTGCTCGGGCTGTCGAGCTGCGCGATAAGCTCGCCGAGAGGGACGCTGAGCTGGTGAGGCTCCGCGAGGATCTCGCGGTCGAGAAGGCGACGAGCCGCAAGCTCGCCGCCAGCATCAGCCATGTGACCGAGTACGTCTCGTTCGATGACCGCGCCCTCGCCAAGGCCGTTGGGGGTCACATCGGCGACGACGTTGGACCGATCGCGGTGCGGATGATGCGGCAGCTCCAGCAAGACGTGGATTCCCTGGGGCGCGATGTGGTCTGGCAAAACCCCGACACCGGTGAGGCGACCACGGCGAAGGGGTGGGGATGTCTCGCGCTTGAGGCCCGCGCCGAGAACGAGAGGCTCCGCGCCCGCGTCACTGAGTTGGATGCCAGAGACGACGCGATGCGCGATGAGGTGGCACAGGTGGCGCTGATGGCCGCTGATGCGGATGCGATCAGCAGAGCAAAACTCATCGAACTGCTGGAGTTGTCGGGGTGGTCTGAAGATCGCATCTACGCACTCCCGCAAGCCCAGCGGTCGTCGGAGTGGCTGTCCGCCGCTGAGAGGTGCGAGCAACTCCATGCCGAGGTCGAGAGGCTGAGAAAAAACGAAGCCTCTCGCTTAGAGCAACTGGAGGAGATTGGCTGGCCATGC